TGTAATTGGGATATAGGCGGTTGGAAAGACCCGAGAACGCCTGAAAAATATAGCGAGAATGAAGATGAAGAATGAATTTGGAAAACATTTGAATGCTATTCGTACGGACAGAAATATCAGTTTTGATGATTTGGCTCGTAAGACCGGAATAGCTTCTTGGGTATTGTGGTCCTACGAAGAGGGGAAAGAAATACCCAAGAAACCCCTTGTTCATTCGATATCAAGAGCGTTGAATTGTAACGCCAAAGATCTTCTACGCTCCCGGTTATATTCATTAGCAGAAAAACGAAAGTATAAAAAATAATAGACCCCTGGGTACAACGATTTAAGTATCGTTAAAGGAGGTGATTGTTATGCTTATCGCCGGTAATAGGCGATAGAGGCGATTATTTCGAAAAGTTATTTGTATTAATGGTGGTACAAGTAAATTAAAATGGATCAAGAGATAGATGTTTGGTTTTTGGCTCGACTTCGAAATAATCGTTTTTATAATTATCCTTTTGTTGGAAGGTTGATATAAATGGGAAATAAGTTTGATATTGGTGTAACTGAAAATTGTAATACATCGCATTTTCGTCTACCCCGTAATACGAATAGACCTACATTCGAACATGTTTATATGAGTTTAGCCAAAATTTTATCACTACGTTCTACTTGTTCCAGAAGAAAAGTGGGGTGTGTAATAACCTCTCACGATTATAAGAGGGTATTTTCTGTTGGTTATAATGGAAACGCTAGTGGACTTCCTAATGGGTGCGATGAACCAAATAAATCGGGAGAATGCGGTTGTTTACACGCAGAGGAGAATGCTATAATATCTTGTAGCGAACCGCCGTATGTTCCGAAAATAATATTTACAACTGTATATCCGTGTAAAATGTGCGCTAAAAGAATGATACAATTAGGCGGAGTGGTGCATGTATTTTATTTAGATGATTATCGCAACAGAGATGCTAAATTGTTGTTTGACGAATCGGACATAGTGATAAGCCCCGTAAATATAGACGGTTTATTGAGTTATGAGAAAACGTCCTAGAATCCCGCTAGGGGGAGAAATAATTAATCCATATACATTAGAAAGAGATTCAGGAAATTATTTAATAATGTCTTGTGGTGGTTCTGATGAACAATTCGGAAGCGTGCTTTCGGATGAAAGCAAAAATATTCCCCTTAGAAAATGGATAAATACACAACAATTAGGATTAGGGAAGATGTTGAGAAAGGTTGGAAGCGATGAAGCTTACTAAAGAACAGATGAAAGAAGCTGTGATGAGAATATACGGCATGCTATGCGATGGGGACGACGAAGCCGATATATTAGATGAGATGGGAATTAGCGCCGAACAATATGAAAATATGAAAGATAAATTGTTCGAAACGAAAGCCCAAGAATTTAGAACAAAGCCAATAGAATATACTTACGTGCAATACATAATAGACCAAACTCACAATCTAAGTGTATTGGATGATTTCATAAAATCGAATAAAAACGAAAAAGGGAGAAGTGCGCAAAGTATTGTTGGAGCTATTCGTGCTAGAAGCGAAATAATGGATAAAATAATAGCTAGAGGCCAAGAATTCGGAATTATAAAAAAAGTAGCAAATCGCAGCGAAGTTGTTGCGGGCGTGTTAATTGCCGAATTATCCAACACACAGCTAAAAAAAGAAATCACCACTTCTTTGGATTCGCTGAATCTTTTGTTAAAAAAATACGGGGATAAGGATATAATAGATGTTAGTCCTGGAACTATTCGTTCAGGAAAAGAATTGCCTGAGGCTGTTTTGCAAACGGAAGAAGAAAACAAAGGCGACGGAATAGCGGTTAGAAGCATTAAAAAGAGTTCTAAAAAGAATTCTAAAAGGAGGGATAAGGCGCGTTTGAATCGGCGTGTCGTAAGAAAGAAGGAGTAAAATGAACGCATTAGCAAAAAAAATAGATTGTTACCACGATTGGACGGAGATATGCCACGTTTATCACCGTCGTACCAATCAAGAAGGCGTTGCGTTGCGGTGTAAAAAGTGCTCTCAACTAGGCTTCCAGAAGCTTAGCTATCTCAATCCTGTATCGGATATACAAAGACGCCACAAACATCAGGGAGAAATCATTCTCGTCAGCGGTATGGATGTTTGTCAAACGGAATACGGAATAGACGGCCGACCTACTTATATTTGGGATACACACCTATAATCTTAATATTTTAAGATATTTACAAAAAAAATTGTAGTTATTGTATTTTTTTACTTTACTTTCATTATACAACTTCTTATACTCTATATATAGGTTACGGGATAAGGAAATCCCGAAAAATGAAGGAGAAAAAATGAGAGGGTACGGTCTTCCAAGGTGTGATGATGTAGAAAATCCCGATGTTGTTGACATCAGGACGTATGGTTTGAAAACATCAACAGGCGGAAGGCGTTATCAAAAACCTTTCGCCAAGAAAAGTTCCAGGAGGATATGGAAACGGAAAGAACGAGCCGTTGTAAAAAAATATTGTAAAGAAGCTTTCAAAGAAGAGTATTGATTAAGGAGATAAAAATGTTAAATTTGAATCAAATCAGACCTCTGGACGAAAATGACAAAGTAGAAATCGTTGACGATGCATGTCATATCTATATTCACCCTAAATTTAATAAATCTAAGTCTAGCGCAACAGCGCAGTTGAAAATCACAGCGAATGGTGAAGTGCTTTTGCTATCAACTATAGGTTTACCAACACGTAATTGGGAAGTACACGCGAAATGTTTCAATCGAGCGTTAGCTTATTCCGATATGGCGCGTTTTTTAAATTTTGAATAGTAGAGGTCGATTAATATTTGACCGAAATGATTTACGACCAGAAAAGGAGAATAAAATGGGAAATCTTATAAATCAGATATTATGGGGAAGGGAACAAAGAAACCCGACGACGGCCGAAAAAGCCGTCATAGATAGCGTCCTGAGCAATCCTGTCGCATGGCAACGAGCTCTAAGCCAGGATCTATTTCTGAATCCCCTTCGTAAATACATATTAACTGTCGGGACGGATGATCCCGTCGTATTCACGGAATACGATTTCTTAATAACCCAATTACGTGCTCACAAACTAACAGCCGAATCATTTTCGTATCATATCCTAGCTTGGATTACGGGCGACCCCTTGGATCCTCTTTATCACGTTGGGTCCGAGGGTTGGCGCTCTGCGTTTCGTGCGGCTGTATTATTGGTCGCATACCGCGAAGAAAGTTGGAGAAGAGAGCGCCCCCAAGAGGGATTGGGGGTTTGTCAGATGTTACTTAGAGCTTCAACCCCGGGAAAGGAGTAGGAAGATGAAGATGGAGATCAGAACAGGGACCAAAGCAACGGCTGGGTTTATCATTAAAGTTGAAAATCAGAACATGTTTCGCCCCGATCCAAACGGGAACGTACTTAGGTTTACAGATACCTCTTGGAATAACCGGGGCGTCAGCGGATATTCTCCAGCAACAGGGGCGAAATTGATAACACGAGGGACGCCCGAAAGTTTAGCTACATGGGAAGTATCGTGCTTCCCGCTAGATATCGATGCTATGGCGGCCCGATTGGCTGGGAAAGGAGCAGGAAGATGAAAACTTACAAAACAATGCCGTCCCAAACGGAAGAGGATTGGATTAAAGGTCTTTTGTTGTTTGGTTCGGATTATGCGCATACGTATTTAGACGTGTATGTGCATAGAAAAGACCGGCTTGATTTTTTCGTTAGTTGGAATGCCATTGATGATGACGAAAAAATCAAGTTGATCGAAGAAAAAATGCCTCCTCCGACTGATGGCGGATGGCAGAATAAACCATATTTTATAGCTGCCCCTGATATTATGGCGGTGAAAACTGATGCGCTGGGGCGAGTCTGGCGGGCACACGAAGCTTACGAGAGTCGATCTCGTAATACGACGTTAATTAGGTATTGGGGTGTCAGTAGCGATATATATGGTTATGAGTATGTCGAGCTCATAGTCGGTGAGAAATCATCATTCATAGATTTACCAATATGCAAAGAATGGTCCGATGGCAATATATCCTTTGAGGATATTGTGAAATTTTTGAATGAATAAACGCCAATCGCCCTGCCCGTCAGCCATAGCAGGCGGGAGGAAAGCCGATTCGGCCAAAAAAGGAGTAGAAAATGCATTATTGTGTCAATAGATACGGGTGTCCCGTTCACCATCACGGGAGAGATGACCGGCGATGCTCGTGTCGACCCTATTGGGTCGACGAACCAGGCTGTCGAGAGTTGCTCGATGGCGTTGAGTCCTCTAAAGCATGGAGGGAGGACCACGATCCAGTTGAGTGCGCGATTCATGGGGGCGATTGCGTGGGAGTCGCCTCGTCTATAGCCGACCATGAGGCGACTGAATTGTGTTTTTGGCGGGGAGCAGTCAGAGACGCAAAGAAATACGGATGGATTGGAAAGGACACTCCTTATTGGAAGTCTGAATGGGAAACGGAGAATAAATATTGTCGCGCCGTGCTTGAGGAACTGGTGGCACGGTAATTGGCAGCTAATTTTTGTTGCGTAAAAAAAGGAGAAAGAAAATGAAGAAAATACAATACGGTTTTTCAGCTCGCTATGTCGATATAGACATAGCTCGAATTCTAGAAGAAAATCCTAACTCGGATTTTATCCGAGTAGAATGGAAACGGAAAACACGTATCGAGGGTAATAGACGCTTCCCAAGAAATTCGGCAGTATATCTAATAACCGAAAAAGGCATGAATCGATTAAGATCAGTTCGTATGGGTATAGGTTACGACATTCATATCAAGCACAACAAACGTCTATCGATAGATTCAGACGGCAGTCTTACCACGTTCAACATCAGTAATACTGATTCCAATTTCCATTTCTTGGAAATAGAGAAAGAAGAATTCGAGAAACTCTATTCCAAGTTAAGAGAACGGGAAGAGAGGAAATGGCCGGTTACTGTTACCGCAATCTACTGACAGGGAGGGAATGGAGAGAAGAAAATTTTGATGGAGTCAATAACATCGCTGTATGGCTCCGATAAGGAGGAATAAATGCGGATTGATCGGGTAAATACAGAACAAGGCAAGACCGAAGATGGTCGCACATTCGGATATTGCGGTATAAGCGGACGGGGCGGACAGTTTTTCGTCTGGATGGATACGCTCCAGGAAACCCTCGATGCTATCGAGGACGACGATGTTGATCCTCCGGTCAACTGGCCGGAACGGGCCTACCAAAATGTGCGTGGCATAATACGTCGCGCATGGTCCGAAACGAAAGGAAGAGTAAATGACGCGACGACAAATTAACAAAATTATCAAAAGTTGGTACAATTCAACCCGCAACACAAATATCCAAGTTATCGTCTATAATGATAACGGGAAAGTGAAAACTATTTTTGAATTCGGCCGCAACATGTTTATAGCCGATGGACGACAATCGGCATATTTAAAACAATTATTGCTCCAAATAACCGGAACTTTCGATATCACCGAAGTTCCGGCGGAATTTTCACGAGATACTTTTAATCCAAGTATAAAAATTTACGGCGAAAAACTGGAAGGGAAATAAAATTGGAAAGCAAAGATCTCAATCTGTTAGTTATTGATGACGAACCGTCAATAAGAACGATGTTGAAAAGGTTGTTGAAAAATCATTTTAAATCTGTAAAAGTTGTAGAATCTTCCACGACAGGCATACGTGAAGCGCAAAAGGGCGAATTTGACATAATATTAACGGATTGGGAATGTCCGGAACCCGACGGAGCAATCAAAGTAATGGATAGCGTAAATATTCCGGTTGTTATAATGACCGGGAATATCGCTCGTAAACATCCTACCAATAAGGTAATTTATAAACCATTTGATATTGAGTACGTTGTAAGTTCTCTTGTTGAGGCTTACAACAACACCAACAATAAATAGGCTAAATAAAGGAGAACGGAAATGTCATTTATACACAGGAGAAGAAGAAGAGATTCGAAGAAAAGGTATGATGTGTTGGCAGATATTATAAACAACTTGGAAGGATATTCTAGGTTGCAAAAAATTGAAGCTCTTGTGTCGGTAGGAATACCAATAAGTCGAAAATGCGATAAAAATCGCGTTGATAAGAAGGTGAAAGATTCGTATGAAAAAGCGACTCAAGAATATTTGAGTATTTACGAAGAACGGATTGAAGCAAATCGTAAAAGAAGAATACGTAAACAACGTAATCTTCAAAATATACAAGGAAGATAAAATGTTTAACAGACCGATGAAGGCAGCAGAGTTGAAAAACATCGAAGAATTAAGGTTCCCAGTTATAGCAACACCTAAAGTTGATGGAATACGATGTTTAAAACCGGATAACAGAGTGTTAGCAGCTTCGTTTAAACCAATACCTAATGATTATATACGTAATATCTTAGAAAGATATCTTCCTAAAGGGGCCGATGGGGAAATATGTACTTCTTCTGAATTTAGCCAGGTTTCATCGGATGTAATGTCTAAGGGCGGTAAACCGGATTTTATTTTCTGGATGTTTGATTACGTAAAATACGGCGAATTAAGCATTCCCTATTCGACACGATTGTCGAATATGTTAGAATGGTTTTACATGAAAGGAAATCAACACATCAACCGACATATAAAAGCTTTGCCTTTCAAATTTATAAGTTGTGTTGATGAATTAAGGGATTACGAAAAAGGCGTGTTGGCACAAGGTTACGAAGGGGTTGTTGTAAGAGATCCTGAAGGGCCTTACAAATGCGGTTATTCCACTTGGAAAGAACAATGGATGGTCAAGTGGAAAAGATTTGTTGATTCCGAAGCCGTAATACTTGGTTTTCAAGAACAACTTAGTAATCAAAACAAACTTGAGAAAAATGAGTTAGGAATGGCCAAACGTTCCGGTAAAAAATCGGGTAAGGTTCCTACCGGGAGATTAGGGAAATTTTTAGCCAGAGATATTCATAACGGATTGGAATTTAAGTGCGGCACGGGAAAAGGACTTACCCTTAAATTAAGGGAAGAGATCTGGAATAATCAACCCGAATATATCGGGAAGATATTTAAATATAAGTACCAACCCCATGGAGTTAAAAAACTCCCAAGAATACCAATATGGTTGGGATTTAGAGATCCAATAGATATCACTAGCAAGGAGTGAATAATGAAAGACTATGTACCGGGAACTGAAATACCAAAGCCATCGGTTAAATTAACGGGAAGCGACGGAAATGCTTATTCAATAATGGGCAAGGTTGGAAGGGCTTTACAAAAGGCGGGCGCGCCTGCGGATGTGTTAGATGAATATTACAACGAATCCACTAAGGGAGATTACGATAATTTGTTACGCGTTGCCATTAAATATGTAAAGGTAATATGAATGAAGCGTTCAATAATTTGTCCTGCTTGTAAGAATAGTATGACGCCCTTGAATATTCTTAAACCAGAGTCTTTAGATTCGGCCTATTGGTGTCGGTTTTGCGGTACTTTCAAGTGTATAAAAGACGAAACGTGTATGATAACTGAAACCGGAAAATATTGGAAGAAAATATTAGAAGATTGCGAGTTAATGGGCGATGACGACGATAAAATATAAAGACGAAGAAATATATGAATACGAAATAGGTCCCGACAAGGGAGAAGAAGGGAGGTGCGAACACAACGAGTGTGTATCGTTACACCAGAGCATATCGATAGGCGGGTTTAATATAGGAAGATGTAAAAACAAAGCCTTGCCCGGTTGTCGTTTTTGCCATATACACATTTCGAGAGGAACCGTACCTATGTTGGTGGATATGTTGTTGAGAAGAACAAGATAATTAATTCGTTTTAATTGTTTGGATCAAAATTCAATTAACGTCCTGCCTATATTCCATTCTTGTAAAAACAAAGTGATTGATAAAAATTAGCCGAAAATACGGATTGCTATTATCCTTTAATACGAATATGGTTTAGCATTCGCGAAAATAACGAATGCTAAAGATTGTTAACATTTAAGCATGGAGGTATAAAATGGGTAGCGGCGGAACAAGAGTAAGATGTGGTTCTTTTACCGGGACTGGTGCGGCTATAAGTATTACATCAGTAGGATTTCAACCCAGCAAAGTTAAACTTTATAATCTTACTACAGTTTTTACTTTAGAGTGGAATGAAGCAATGGGCGAAGACGGCGCCGGAGCACTTACTACAGGAAGTACAGGAGTAGTGACGGCTGAAACAACGGCCGGAATTAAACCGACAGATACCGGATTTGATTTAGGAACTTCTGCTGTAAATGTTGATGGCGAAGTTATTTACTACGAAGCCCACGAATAAAAGCGGGGTAGTCCTATGTCAATAAAATCTTCTCCGAATACGGCACCGTCTTATGCTTTACATAGAGAAGGCGTAACAGCAGCAGATAGCGATATAACCGTATTCACAAAAAAAGATGGTTGTAATGCGACTATGTATAAATATGCGCATATACAAATTGTTCCTTCTGATGATGCGAATCCGAATGTTGCAGTTTGGTGGTGGAGTGATCAAGCCGATAGGTTTATCCAGGAGCAAACGCCAATTGCTAAAACTGGAGTAGGAGCAAACACGTCCTATGAGTTCTCGATAGAGCCTATGGGGCGTATTTTCTTCGTACAAGTAGCTACACTTGCTGAAGGCAGCGTTGATATATTAGTATCGGGATTCGAGTCAATACAACTATCCTAATAGGAGGTTGGTTTGCCTTATCCAAATGAACACGCTGCTAGGCAATTAGACCCTAAACAATTTAGACGTTTTGCGCGTACTTCAAGGAATTTCCCTAAAGGCGTATCGGCAATAATAGGTTGGCTTCCTAATGGTAAAAGCAAAATACAATCGCTACGATTTAACATTAGATATTGGTCGGCCGACCAAGCTAGACGTTGGTTAAGGAAACACGGCTATAAATCTAATATAGAAGAAGCAACATCTAAACATATTAGTTGGGGGAACATACTATAATGGTTGTTTCGCTAAGAGATATTGAAAACGCGGAAAGAAGCGAATTAATAGACGGATTAAGTCGTTATCGAGACATACACAACGAGTGGATTAAAAGACAAGTAATAAAGAATAATAGAATTGATATATTGGCTACTGAAGTTCTTGGATACCAAGTCCAACCGTTTCATTTGGATATGATGAAATATCAATTCTTACACAGAGATAGCCTACAATTAGCTTTCCGAGGCGCCGGAAAAACTACTGTATGTACAATATCTAAGGCAATACATTATTTAGTTAAAAATCCTAATTTACGATTGTTGATTGTTTCTCGAACATCCGGACACGCCGAATCTATATTAAAAGAAATAAAAGTTCACTTCGAAGACAATGAATTGTTGGCTGAAATATTCGGACGGTATTATGATCCGCGTTTGGTAAGAAAATGGGATAACGGAGAAATAGAAGTTGCGCCAAGAACTCTTAAAGCGAAAGAATCTAGTATAACAACATTAGGGGTGGGATCGCAGGTCGTTGGTAAGCATTATGATATAATACTTAGCGATGATATAGTTGACGAAGATAATTCTCGAACAGAACACCAAAGAGAAAAAGTAAAAACATGGTATTACCAAACATTAGATCCTACGTTAGAACCTCCTGATGGTTTGATAGAACATAGAGGAGAACACCATAGATTAGGGACGAGATATCATTACGAAGATTTGTATGGTCATTTAATAAAAAATGAATTAAAAGAAGATCACAATGTAATACCAGCGTTAGACGACAAAGGAAGAAGCCCTTGGCCGGATAAATTCCCTTCGTCTTGGTTTTTAAAAAAGAAGAGACAATCTGGAATAATAATTTTTAACGCTCAATATCAATGCGATACAGAGGCGATGAAAGGAGAAATATTCCAGTACGATTGGTGCCAACTAATAGAACCGGATAATATACCTAATAAATTAAGAATATATATGGGGATAGATTTAGCTATTACAGAAAAAGAAAGCGGAGATAAATTTGCTATATGTATAATCGGGATGGATAAAGGCGGCAATAGATACGTATTGGACTTTTTAGACGAACATCTTAGATTCGGCGAGCAAACAAGAGCCATAATTAAATATTATGAAAAATGGAAACCTATAAGAGGTTGTATAGAAGTTAATGCTTACCAACAAGCCCAACTCCAACACCTAAAGGATGAATACGATATAGACATAAGAATAAGGCCTGTTAACCAAATTAAAGACAAAGTAACAAGAGCTTGGAAATTAGAACCTATTTTCGAAGATAAAAGAATGTTTTTTAAAAAAGAAGGGAATATACATCTTATGATAGAGCAATTAGTTCTATTTCCTAATCACAGATATAAAGATTTATTTGATGCTTTGGATTTGGCGGTAAGAGCTAGCAAAATAAAAAAAAGAGGTAGCAGAAAAAAGGAACCTGGATTATTTTAAAAGGGAATAATTATGTCTATTGATAATAATGAAGTAATAAAAATAGGTAAATCGGAAAATGCAACTAGTTCTAAGGCTAATCAAAGAATTCTTAGAAAAATGGGAGCAAGAATATTTTCCGTTGAAAAACAATCAAATAGTCCAGGCAAATCACAAAGCGTACCACAAGATCCGTTTCATACATTAGCGGCTACGGGAGATGTAATAGAACCGCCGTTTGATCTCCTCACGTTATCTATGTTGCCTGAACATTGCGGAGAAATGATACAATGTTTAGACGCCTTATCGGTAAATATAGATGGTTTTAATCACAGATTCGTTTCCAGAGTGAAAAAGGGAACAGACGGCGAAGAAATACCTGAAGAATTGAAAAAGTTAGTTAATAAAGAAAAGGTGAAATTAATTAATTTTTTCCAATATTGTACGGAAGAAACTTTCGTTGATTTCAGAAGAAAACTTAGAGTCGACTTAGAAACAACAGGTAATTCTTATTTCGAAGTCATAAGGAATTTTTCAGGAGAAATACAATCATTCGTTCATCTTCCTAGTTATCAAATGAGAATGGGAAGATTAGACGATAAACACCAATTGGTAGAAAAAAAGATTTTAAAATTACAAGAAGACGGAAGTGTTGTAGTAGATACTATGAAAGTGTTTAGTCGTTTTCGGAAATATGTACAAAGCAAAATAACACATAGACGTAATCTTTCTACAATAGGCGGTTATAAAACAAGTTGGTTTAAACAATACGGCGATCCAAGGAATTATAGCGTAGAAACGGGCGAAATTGTAGCGGACGATTATCCGAAAGATAAATTAGCAAACGAAGTAGTACACTTTAAAATATATTCTCCTAGAACGCCTTATGGCCTTCCTAGGTATATAGGAAGTCTATTGTCTATATTCGGAGATAGGGCGGCAGAGGAAATAAATTACACTACATTTAAAAATAACAATATTCCTTCTATGGCGATATTAGTAAGCAACGGACAACTGACCGAAGGTTCTTTGGATAGAATACAAGATTTCGTAGAAAGCCAAATACAAGGAAGCGATAATTATAGCAAATTTTTATTATTGGAAGCAGAAGGTATTATGGAAGGAGAGGAATCTGGTCAACATATCAAAGTTGAAATGAAACCGCTTACCGAACACCAACACAAAGACGCGCTCTTCCAAAATTATAGCAAAGGAAATCAAGACAGAGTAAGAAGGGTTTGGAGATTGCCTCCTATATTCGTAGGAAGGACCGACGAATACACAAGAACTACCGCAGAGTCTTCAAGAGTTTTAGCGGACGAACAAATATTCGCTCCGGAGCGTAATTCGTTTGACGAATTCATTAATAGGGTCATTTTTCCTGAAATGGATATTGTTTACCATAAATACTGTAGTAACAGCCCTAATACTACAGATAACCAACAATTAGTAAAGATACTTTCCGGTAGTGAGAAAACTGGCGGTATGACTCCGATTATAGCAAGGGAGATATTGGAAGATATATTGAGTAAGGAACTCCCTCCGTTCCCGAAAGATTTCCCGGCTGATACTCCATTTAGTCTTACTATGGCGGAAGCAGTAAAGAATAAAGCGGATGCATCCGAACCAGGCCAACAAGTTACAGCTCTGAAAGTAAAATACGAATCGGCCGAACAAATTGCAGATGTTATCAAAAACGTTGCAAGTTGGAGAACTTATTTGGAAAGCGAATTCGAGAAAGCTATAGAAGACGAGAGAACGCCGGTAGAATTGACCGAAACTGATATGGATGTATAGGGAGGCTAATCGTGTGTAATGCCTGCGAGGAAACGCCCTATTCGCTTATAGATAAATCATACTTGGATTTGTTGTACGCAGATTTGTGGGTGGAAAAAGCTTTAGGATTGAAAGAAATATCTAGGATAGCCAAAGCTGAAATAAGACTTCGAAAGTATTTAGAGGGAAAGTGGAATGTTAGGAGGAATGAAGCTATTGAATCGGCTGTTGGTTTGGCTAGAAATAGGAAATCCTATAAAACAATATCATCAAACATAAACAGGATAATGAATAAATGGTCAAGAGATGTTTTACCCGTTTATAATTCTGAAATACGAGAAGTATACAAATTGGCTAGAATAGCCGGTTATAAAAAAGCCTCGGGCAAAACATCCGCATCATTACAATTCAATATCCCTAAAACAACCCCTATTAAAAAAGCAGACTCTAACATTTCTGTTGATTTTGATTTGGTAGATGAAAATACAATGGAAGCTTTAGAAAACAGAAATATATTTTGGGTTGGCGAACATTACGATAAAAATATATCCGATTCGGTAAGAGATACGGCCAAATCTGTTATGGTAGAAGCTGGCGAATCAACTTCGTTAGCAGGCCAATTAATGGGGAAACGTATCAAAGAGATTTTAAGTAAATTTTCAACTCCTGGTGGATTTGTTGGAACAGAAAAACAATATTTCGAAGGATTGGTTTCTAATGCTATGACAGTAGGAAGAGTGTATGGACAAATGCGCTCTTTTTCACAGATAGGTATAACAAGGTATGAGATTGTAAATCCTGGCGGAAGTAGGATGTGCGAAGTATGTGCTAATCTACAAGGAAAAACTTTCGACATAAAACAAGGCTTAGAACAAATAACTAAAGAATTTAAATCTTCATCTCCAGAAGATATTAAAAAGATACATCCGTGGTTAGCTAGTTCTAAAGTAATAGGCAAGAGTTCCGATTCTTTAGCGTCAATGGGTCTTTCTTTGCCTCCATATCATTTTAGATGTAGATGCACCATAGACGTATCAAGCGAAGTCGAATCGTTTGAGGATTTAACGCCTATTCCGTTCCCTGTTCCTTCTAAAGCAGCATAAAATACAATTAAACGATAATTGTTCGTAACGTACGTAATATCTGCTATCTTATATAACAATTATTTTTATTTGTATTGTCAGTATTATGAATAATTATTGCCATTCTTTTTAATTTTCAGTAAGTCATTTTAATCTATATATGTGAGGTGAATATTGAGCAACTCAATTAAAAGAACGGCAATTCCATCTGAAGAAAAAAATAAAAGGGTTGTAACGGCTAAGGTTATTGGTGAAAACGATTTGGCTTCTTCAGGAAAGAAAAATCCTGCTTCTGCGGGAAATAGCGGGATACCTTTAGAAGAAGACGAAGACGAAAAACGTAAAAAGAAAAAAGAGATTAACGAAAGCGTTAACAAAAGCATATTTGTTCCGATAATAAAATCTAGCAAACAAGAAAGAACTATAACCGGAGTGGTTTTACAACCTGAAGTAGTAGACGCCCAGGGTGATATTATGGACAAGGATGTAATACGCAAGGCAGCACACCGATTCCTATCTAAGTACAATAAGGCAACCGAATTAGGTCTGATGCATAAATATTTTGGTGACACAGGATTCGAATTGTATGAATCATGGGTTGCTCCACAAGATGTTGTGATTAAAGACGCTTTGGTCAAAGAAGGTTCTTGGCTTATGACCGTATATGTTGGAAAAGATAAAATATGGAAAATGGTAAATGATGGAAAACTCAAAGGATTTTCTATTGGCGGCAAGGCAAAAGCCAAGAGTATAAGTAATGAAAAAGAGGGACTAGATGGCTAATGTTCCAAAAAGAAGATTCGTAGAATTGAGTGTAGACGAGGTTTCAATAGTTGATAGTCCAGCAAATGAAGAACATTTCATTGTTATTAAAAATTTACAGGATTTACAGGAGGTAAACATGCCCGGAGAAAAGAACGAAGAAACCACCAAGGATGTTGTAAAGAATGACGACACACAACAGAACCCGGAAAAGATTCCCGTTGAAGTCGATAAGGCTACCGATGAAGCTGTTGCGAAAGCGATGGAACAGGTTGCTGATTTAATCAACAACATCTCGAAATCTTTTGATAATGTTGGCGAAAAGGCTGGCGACAAAGACGAACAAGTAAGCAAAAAGAAAGAAGGAGAAGAGGAAAAGAAAGAAGGGGGAGAGGAAAAGAAAGAAGTACAAACGAATAAGAATGCCGAGAAAATCGACGATAATATTCGAGAAGCGGCATCAGAGGCGGTGTACGAAGCAATAGCAAAAGCCAAGCGTTTTACGCCAACACGAGAAGCAGCTTTGAAGGCCGCCATAGAAACGCTGAATAAGTTAGCAAAAGAGCTTGGCATGCAAGAGATACCGATCGGTTCTTCTCCGTCTACAAACACGCCGTCCGGTACTACGTTTGGTTCGAGTTCGATTACCAAATCCATGGAAGACTTTGTAGCAAAGTTATCAGCGGGCATGGAAAAGATAGTGGAAACCACCAAGAACCTTGACAGCAGGATGGAGAAAATTGAAAAGATGGCTGCTCCGTCGAAAAGCGTAGAAGGCGACGGAGAAACTGATAACAAAGTAGAAAAGAATCAAAATTTTTGGAAGGGTGTTATTTAATTGTCCGTCGTAAACAAATTTACACGTAACAATAGAAACCGATAGGAGATAAAAATGCCTGATATTTCAAACGAAGAATTAGTCCAGAAAGCAGTTATTACGGCGGATGCCTTAGCCAGCAGTGGCAAATTAAATACGGCACAGTCGAATCGTTTTATTGATTATGTGATCGATGAAACTGCGTTAAAAGATAACGCAAGAATCATTCGGTTCAGAAATGAAGATTTGGATATCGATAAAATCGGCGTTGGCACAAGGTTGGCTGTTCCGAAATCAGAGGCTAGGGATCCTGGTATCCGTAGAGGCGTTACGACCTCTAAAATCACATTAACTCCTAAAGAGATTATGGTTCCTTTTGAGATTGGCGATACGTTCCGAGAGATAAACATCGAAGGGGATAGCATTGAAAATCACATTATCTCTATGATGGCTCGTCAAGCGGCAAATGACATAGAGGAGTTATACATCAACGGTAACACGCTAGGTCCGGCAGAGATTGAAGGGAATATAGTCCCCGGCGGAAGCGATACTCAATATGTCAAAGATAGCTATTTGGCTTTATTTGATGGTTGGTTAAAGCTTCTCGATAGCGCCAATATCGTTGACGCAGAAGGAGCCAACATCGGTCTTAGTGTTCTTGGTAAAACGTTTAGAGCGATGCCGACTAAATTCCGTCGAATACTGAAAGATATGCGTTATTATATGGCGCCTGATTTGGAGCAAATTTACTACGAGAAACTTTCCACCAGAGCTACTTCGTTGGGCGATTCGGTGGCAGGCGGAATGGGACATAGACCGTTTGGTATTCCTATAGTCGGCGTACCTTTGCTTGATTTCTTGCCTTCCGTAACAGAACATAACGTATTCTCGTCTGGCGAGGCGTATTCGTTAGCAAACGCTCCTGTTCAAAACGTTATTGTTACTCCGGCTACTTTGGATGATACCCCTACTACTCCATACGTAGAAGACACTGATTATACATTAGACGAAGCCAACGGCATAGTAACCGATATCGGGGGAGCACTTGGTACCGCTAAAATAACATACGATGCGAATCCTCAAATTCTTCTTACACACATGAACAACTTTATCGTCGGCATCGGAAGAGACGTTAGAATCGAGAAAGATCGAGACATCTTTAAGGGCGTTAATCAATACGCTATAACGTTAAAAGTTGCTGTACAAATTGAAGAACTTACCGCAGCTGTAAAAACTCGTAACGTAGGACAAGGCGTCTAACCGATTAGGATTGGTATTTATTCTCCCAATCCTAATTCACCAATAAGTCATTGATTGGAGGCAAAAATGACAATTAGAGCAAGAGTGGAATTAATAGGCAGTTTTACTCATAGTAGTAAATGGAGGACATTCCGTAAAGGAAATCCTCAAATTCTTACAAATCCCGCAGAGATACAATATTACAAAAACCAGCCTAGTTTTAATGTTGTATTGTTGGATTCTAAAACAAAAGAAAAAGTTGTAAAAGAGGTAATCAAAAAGGTGAAATTAGAACCGCCTCAAGATGAAGTCGAAGAGGCAGAAGGATACGAAGAAGAGGAAGAAGAATACGAAGAAGAAGATGATGAGGAATCCGGTTATACAGAAGGGATGCTCAAAGATTTTAAGAAATCACAATTGAGAGCCCTTGCTAATGATTTGGAATTAGATATCGAAGGAACAAAAAAAGAATTGATAGCTAGGATCATAGAGGCTACCAATTAATCGTAAATGTTCCTCGTGATAGATGGAGGGTAAAATGCCGTTAATAAAAGTGCAAGTCCGCAAAAATATCCACCCTCGTCAAATTGAATTCGGCAATAACGTAGAACGTTCCAAACCTGGAGCTTTATATTTTGTTCCGGGCACTGTTAAAACAATAACGTTAGACGAATACAATTGGATAGAGAAATACGACAAGAATTTTTTCAAATTTCTTATTGTATTGCCTTCGGATACTAAAAAAACTCGTTCGGAACGAAAAAACAAGCCTATTCCTGTTCATAAGTCAAAAACTGTTACTAGTGTTGAAAAAAATAGCTCTAAAACAGATGTTGGTAGCAAATTCATTCCCGATAAAAAGGGGAACGAGTAAACAATTCTAATATATTACGCCTTGTTTGGTTTTAGCCAATAAGGATTTCAAGTGATAAGAATAAATACAAAATATGGGAATACATACAAATTTGATTTGGATGATAGCGACCAAGCACGCAAGCTTATAGGGTTATTAGAAGACCAAAATTTCCAAAATATAATAACCGGAATAACTTTGTTGCGTACTTACAAACGTAGGCATAGATGTTCTAACGATAAATGTAAACGTACATCTAAGATGATATGTCCGAAGTGCGGTGAACTTGATGATGATTATTTTAGATACACTAGTCATTGTACGTTGATTAGACCGCATCTAGAAGGCGTGGAATTCGGAATAGAAAAGGCGCACAAAATAGATGATGAAGAGGTAATCATCGGAGAAAAATTACTTTGTAAGGCCCGGGGAATAAATTTATCTGTCACACAATATAAACGCCAACCTGCTTCTAGAATAATTTTGGCCTCAAATGAAACAGATATATAATTTCGTAGACGAATATCGTCGAATAATAGGAGTTTAGATATGGCAATTGGTGATGATTTCTCTATCGATTCAAGTAAAAATATTAGATACGAAGGGGCGGCACACGAGGTAGCAGGCGCAGGATATTATACCGTTTTGGAATTCCATAGATGGTTACAAGATTTAGCCGATGACGCTTCTTCAACAGGAGATGATTTATTAGATATAACTAAGCCTCCGCCATCTGATAAACAATACGACACGATTATAACTCTTGCTAATGGTTATAACATAGACCAAGAAGCGTCAGAACACCTTTATGGCGGTTCGATAATTCAGAACGATGGAGACGACATATGGGATGGAATAGTGAATTACGGGACCGAAGGAATACACATAGAAATAATGCAAAACGGTTCTATATTCGCTAATGACTTCTGGAATTCGGTTCCAGACGGAGAGAGCACAAAAGGTTTGAATAGGGATACAGCTTCGGGAATATCTCACCAATTTATGTTACAAGTTAGAGATAGCGGAACTGATATAGACGGAAGACGTCTGATAGGTATGAATCGCGAATTCAACTACACATACGGTGAATTCAAAATAAACGGAACGGGAAGAGGGGTTAACGTCTTAGCACTTACACAGACCAGCGATTTAAATAATCAAACTGCGGCAGGAACAGTTTCCGGTTGGACCAATATAACCAATACAGAGGGTTATCGCGCTATAGATGTTAACGGAGATAGTACTGACGAATATTACTATTCTGAATGGAATAGAGACACTCAATCCATAAATGATTTATACGAACGTATAAAATGGTTAACTAGAAGAGGGACTAGTTCTACTGTGTACGGATTGAATGGCGATTTATTTCGTGGAATAACACATGAAATAAACGTGGATACCCCTACAGGGACTTTCAACGCAGTAGAACCTGTGTCTTGGTCTACGGGCACCGGACAAATGCTTGCGATAAACAGCACTACGGCGCCTACGAAGATGTGGATACAGATACTTACGGGGGTAGCGCCTACCGATGGCGTAACAATTACCGGTACCGACTCGTCAGCTACGTGTGATGTTGATACTACGGTAACGGAAAGATCAATATCAATAGCAGGCCCTTCGGGAATACAATCGACAGGAACGGCAATAATAGGACCGTATGGTCTTGGCATAGAAGCGGCCGATCTTTCTGCTGATGATAGACTTACTGATTTAACTGATACACAAAGAACGCCTCCTAATAACGTTACATTTTATGTGTTAGGTTTGGTTTCAGGAGAGGATTACGTCCTAGTAGGTCCGGAATCAGGTGGCGTAATAGAAGAAGATCAATTATCTGTAAGTGGAACTTATTCAGGAGCAGAAACTACATTTACCGTACAAGAGTCCATTCCTGGTGACACTCCTACTACAGGAACTTTTAGAGTTTGGAATGGTTCAACTTATTCGAGAGTAACCTATACCGGTTGGTCAGGCTCTTCTTTTACTGGTTGTTCGGGAGTTCCGGCTTGTTCTAACGGGGATAACGTATGGATATCTTATATAGATAAATTAGCGGATTCTACATCATTATCGTTTACGGGAGTTTATCAAAGCGATAGAAGCTTGATTATCAAAGCAAGAGATGGAGGGGGAACGCCAATTAAACCGTTCGAATCTACGGCAACATTAGGAACTTCAGGCGGTTCAATTACTATCATACGTACTTCGGATGCATAATTATGGCCAATTATATCGCTACAACAGACATGACTTTAGAAGCGGCAATTGCCGCAGGTCCTATGAACGATGGCGATAATCTCACCATAAATAACGGAGCGGTCATAACATGTACGCAAACACCAAGTATATTATTGGGAAGAAGGACAATTAATGACGGGAAGTTGTTTATAGACGGGAAAAATATTTCTAGCGGAAATGTTATAAATTTTTGTTGTGAATACCAAGATGCTTCGTATATTTATTTCAAAGGAACTTTGGAAGTCGACGGAGATTGGTATTCTATAGGAACTACGAACGGAACGGATAGCCAAACTTTTAATTTAACTTCGTATTGGGGAGGAACGCTCGAAGATTTAATACCTGCTATATGGGTTGAAACGGGCAGAAGAATTGATTTCGATAATGATACCGGAGAAATCCCCGAGGTAGACGATTGGGTATATAAAACATCAGACGATTTAGTGATGGGTAGAATTGTAGAAGTTCAATCCACTTATATCGTCGTAAAATTCCTTACCGGAAGTTTAGCAGATAATGACTCAATAGAGGTAAGAAAAGTAGTCGATAATGAAGGTCCAGATTATCAAATTTCTTGGACAGCCCAAGTAGCTAACGCAAGCGGCGATATAAAAGAAGCAGGAATATATCAAGAATTTGCTAATGTTATTGCGAATAGTACAAGTTACATCGCTACGTTCAATCATCACTTAGGGGGTTTTGTATTTGAACATACTTTTCAATCCAATACTTTAACGATGGGATCAAGTACTGGCGGCGGTTTTGTTCCTCCATCAGGGTGTGATGTAAAAGTTCCTAATGTACATTTTTCAACTTCTAATTTAACAAGTTATGCTAGCGGCGATACCTATCAAGACGGCTCCAATTTTGAAAATAATCGCGATGAAATAATTATGTCAGGCGCCGGTAAAGTTGAGTTAAGTATTTGTAATGTCGGTAGCTCTTTTTTTGGTACTTCTGGTGCTTATTATTTCTATGCTTATTATGTTGGAGCACCAATTTCTTTAGGTTCCGCAGCGTGTTTACAGAAATCCATATACAATAATTGTGTTATAATAAATGATCCGTTCGCATTGGCATCAAATTCGAATTCAGCAATTGGCATAGTAGACTGTGGTAATGGTGCTGATATAATAGATTGTTTAGTTGTACAAGCGTACGCTTATTGGATGTATCTTGGAGCGGATACTTCATCCAACGTATTGGTGAAGAATTGTATTTCTGTATTAGGTGGAAGTACTTATGGAGCAAATACGTATTTATTTTGTTATTATGCTAGAAGGTGTGAAAATTTTACAATAGATAATTGTGTCGGAATATCCGCCGATATACATTCTAATGCCAAAGTTTTAGTTCTTAGAGATACGAATGACGCTACGGTAACAGATGTTATTGCAGCGTCTTCCCAAGATTACCAAAATCCTACTTTAACAACCAACGCAATTGCAATGGAAAATGCTAAAGACGTATATTTGTGTGGTTGGAAAACATTGGGACCAGCAGGGTATAGAGTATTTTATTTCACCGATTGTAATAGAATAAAATTTAGGTGTTTAGGAAGAATTGAATCTCCGGATGATGTAAATAACAAGAGTAGAGAATTATTCACTCTTGTAGGAAGTTGTGTTGACATAGATATATCTAGGATATGGGCGGAAAATTCTACTTATAATTTTTTAGCGCCCCTTCCGACAACAGCAATAGGAACTTTGATTGGTAATTGTAGTTACGATTATGATCAAACATTTGATATTGCTGGAGTAGATACTGTTGTAAAAGGTTTGCATGCTGGTTCAGGAAGCATCGGGGCGCCAGGCGGTATAAACGCATCTTATCCGGGCGATATTGGCATACAAATTCACGATGGATTTAAATCTGATACATCGGGATTTATTGTTTGCGCATTAATACCTCCTTCCGATAATAATAATTATATCACTATTGTTAACGGCAGTCCTGAATTTAATGGCGACGGTTCTTTAAATATGTCCAACGGCGACATAATAGAAGTGGAACAAAGTTATTTTTCAAAAGGCCATATTTCGTTTACCGGAAATATAACATCCATGTTAGGGTCTGGAGCTATCTCTTGGGGAACAGACGAATGGACGGACGTTACAGTAGAATTTCAATACGACACGGGAAGCGGTTGGAACGGAAGTTGGTTGAATGCAAGAACTGCGGGAAATTGGACTGGTATAAGTAGTATTTCAAGCGGAATAAAATTGAAATATAGATTTACCGCTACCGATGATGTAACGGATATGTTTATGTTTATTACGGAAACGACCACATCTTTGTCTGCACAGGCAGCAAACTTACATCCTATAGACCAAAGTTATGTAACGGTAAAAGTTATAGCAAAAGATTCTAGCGATTACTCGTTGATAGAAAACGCTAGAGTTTATTTGGTTGCTGACGCTGGAGGTCCTTTATCACAAGGAACGTTGATATTTAATCAATTAACGAATGCTAGCGGTTACGTTCAAAATACTGAATATCTTTATACGGCCGACCAACCAGTAGTAGGTTGGATAAGAAGAGCTACGACGCCTACGTTGTATAAGCCCACGGACATAGTAGGAACTATAACGAGTTCAGGTTTGACTATAACAGGTATAATGGTGCCAGATTAATGTCTATTAGTGTAAATTGGTTAACAAAAGTTATAACGATACCTAAAGCCGATTTAACTTTGATACAATCAACTCCTAGTGAGATATACGAACTCAATTTAAATGAATTTAGATATTGGCTACACGACGAACAAGATAGCGTTGAAGGAATAATAAATCCTGAAATATTTACGCATAATACCGAAGTTGAATTAGGGGGAATAACTTTCGCAAGGGTAATAAGAATAATAAATGGTTATACAATTACTTTTGAAAATGGTATGTATGCTGTAAATTTAATAGGTGCTAATAGTAATGTTGCTGATGTAACGAATGTCAACAACGTTTCCGTAAGGCCCTATAATTCAGCAGGATTAATATCGTCTCCAGACATAGAATATTCCTCATTTAACGAAAGAGTTACTATAGATATTATTAATGGTTCTTCTGGAACTTTATATCCTAAAGGGACTATGAGAGAACCTGTCAATAATTTAAGCGACGCAAAAATAATAGCACAATATAGAGGTTTTGAAACATTATTTGTAATAGGAAATATAACTTTTGTTGATACCGACAATATAGACGGATTCACTATCATAGGCCAGAATCCAGTAAAGAGCACATTTAATCTAACTGAAGGTTTGTCTTCGGTAGGATGTGAATTCATAGAAGCTACAATTGACGGAGTTTTAGATGGAAATTCCACAATAGACAATTGTATAGTAGACGATCTAACTTACATAGAAGGAATAATAAAAAATAGTATTTTGCGTGGCACGATAGTTTTAGCAGGCAATACAACTACCAACATATTAAATTGTTACGACGGAATTGCTGGAGACGATAAACCCATAATAGACATGGGAGGTTCCGGTCAAGGTTTAACTGTTGGAGGTTATAGCGGAGAATTGGAAATAAGGAATAAAGACGGAGAAGATAAAATTTCCATAGATTTAGTATCTGGAGAAATAGTTTTAGATTCTACTGTAACCAACGGAGAAATAGACATAAGGGGCGTTGGTAGATTAATAGATAATAGTTCAAGTGGAGCTATTGTTAAATGGAATGCTCTTATTTCCAATGATAACTATGATGGGGTGGTGATGGTCAACACAGTATCGGGAGTTCCAGGAACGCAATATCCTCGCGGAACTTCTAAGATGCCTGTTGATAATCTTATTGATGCAAAAGTAATAGCTGATAACCTAGGCATAAAGACTCTGTTGATAACCGGCGATGTTGCGTTAGAGGAAAATTTTGAAGAATTTACGTTTTCGGCTTCACAACCAACGCACGCAACACTTGATCTTAACGGAATGGCGCTTACAAAATGTGGAATAAATTCTATGACAGTAATAGGAGAATCAATCGGATTTTTTGTTGCTGAGGATTGTTATTTCCCAAACGGCTCGTTAAATATTAATGCTTCTATGGAAAGTTGCGTGTTAAATGGGGAAATTAGCGTCATCACCGGAGGACAATTAAGATGTATAAAATGTTCCTTCCCCGGAACAGATACGATATTGGATTTAAGTGGAGAAGTTACTGTTAGTTTGGCGGATATAGTCGGTAGCATAAAAATAACGAATCTTGATAATCCTTTATCCATAGTTACTATTACAGGAAATTTCAGCGCCGATATAGATAGTACTTGCGTTAGCGGAATCGTTAAAGCCGCTGGTATAGGAATTTTAAATGATAGCTCTTTGGGAACTTTAGTCGTTGATAAAGTTCTTCCCGGAAGTTTAAGTATATCGCCAACCAACGATAGTGTTGGTTCGCCGTTCGATCCGAATGGAACGTATCCGTAAAAATAAAAGGAGAATAGCATGGAAATGGATATCCTGGTTTATAAACAAAATATTTCAATGGTAAATGGAGAAAGTATTGATGGTTATATTAGAAAATTGAATATAGCGTCCCGCGATTATACTATGGGAAAATTAAATATCACAAAAGGTAATGGTGGGGCTTGGACAGTAGAAGTTTATAGCGATAAAGTTGTTATGGGTGTTTATAAAGGCGAAGAATCCACCAAATATCATATGATAAAATATGGTAGAGATAAAGACGGAACTTTTAATTTTGGCGATATGATAGAAGTTGAACGGGTAACAACATACAAACCCAAGACTGATATGCAAATAAACAAAACAGAAGATAGTTTGATATCGTCGCCTAATTCCGAGAAAGGCTGTTCAAGCGGATACAAAACTAGAAAAGCCTTAGGAGAACCAATAGAATTTAACGGTTGGATAGAAACTGAAAAAAGTTTCTGGACCGGAGTTATTTAGTAGGAGGGTAATATGCCAACGTTAGCCAGAGGCCAAGAAAATACGCCGTCTATTTTAAATTGGTTTATATCTATAAACGGCGTATTGACTGATGCCTATGAAGTTGGTTATCGAATATATGATATAACAGGAGGGCTTCCAGGTACGCAAATATTTCCTGTAACTCCGGGCGATTGGGAGACGGTAAGTAGTGGAACCGGACATTTTAGCGTTGGTTCTTATTACGCGTATGATAATTCTGCCGATAACGGTTATACTCCAACAATTACGGCAAGTTTAGGAACACATAGAATATATTGGCGATGGAAAATAAATTTAGGTTCTTCGTATCAATCCGACGCCGAAGATTTTGAAGTAATAGTGGAGTCTTCAGGTTCTTCGGTAGATACATACATAAGCATACAAGATGTAAGAGACGCAGGAGTAACAGACGAAACAGAATTTCCAGATGCTGTGGTATTATCTAATATAGAATTGTGGCAAGCAGTATTGGAAAGAGCTTGTAGGCAATGGTTTGTTCCAAAAACTATGATATTGAATATAGATGGAACCGATTCGGATACTTTGCATTTCGGCGTCCCTATAATAGAGATAGATTACATCAAAATAAATAATAGCGACGATGAATTGGATACAAATTTATATAAAGTTTATAACGCAACAACATATCCTGACGATAGAAGAAATCCGAGAATTAAATTAGTGAATTCTAGATATTGCGTGGATATTTTTACTGCTCCGATGGGTTATGGTAGTTTGTTGTTTAGGAAAGGAAGACAAAACCAAGAAATAAAAGGGACTTTTGGATTTGTTGAAGAGGATATGAGCGTCCCTAAACCAATACAAAGAGCGCTATTGAAATTAGTTGTAGAAAAAATGACTAAACCTGTATACGTAAGCGATCCGGCTACGACCCCAACGCCTCCTCCGCCAATAATAGGAACTCTTTTAGAAGAATGGACGGACGGGCATAGAAAAAAATACGGAACTTCAGGAGCCGCTATATCGAAACGTTCTCCGTATTTAACGGGGATAACTGATGATCAAGAAATAATAGAGATAATAAAAATGTATCGCGCTCCAATAGGATGCGCAACGCCTGCTAATCCAACATATAGGTAAAATATGTCCGTACCGAATCTATTACATCCTGTAAAAATAACCCTACAGAGAAGAAACGTTACGGATACATTGTACGATGAAGATATGAGAGAACCAATCGGCCAAACATCTTATTACGCCGAAGAGACGTTGATGGGGCAAGTATCTTGGGAAAATAAAGATAATGTATACGTTGATGAAAAAGGGACGCAACTAAAAGCTATAGGATACATCCTATTTAGATACGTTGATTTAGAATCAAAAGGAATAACGCTGAAATACCAAGACAGAATAAAAAAAATAGGAAGACATGAAGTAGAACTTTACATAATAAATACCAAACCTATGGGGCATTATCCGGATCAAGACGGAGCATCATTGATAAGAGCTTATTTTGTAGATAGGATATCTATGGAAGCGTGATGGCAGGTCGGATAAAAATAAAACTGTCTAAAAATTGGAAAAAATTAGACAAAAAATTATTAAATTCTAGGAAAGATTTGAAAAATCATTTGACTAAAGCGACTAGATTGATAGGAAAAAAAGGCGAAGCTTTAGCGAGAAAAGAAATAACCGAAGGCAAATATGAACCGAATAAACCCCTTACCGTAGCTCTAAAAGGCGGTAGGAATGAACCGTTAATAGGGGATAGGCCGGGTGCTCCTTTATTCAAAGCAATAACCTCTAAAGCGGTGGAAGAATTAGCTGTATTCATAGGCATATTACAAACCAATAAAGAATATAATATAGCTAGAGCAATTCACGATGGCACATCAATAAAAGTAACCAAAAAAATGAGAAATCTGTTTTACGTTCTATGGTTAAAGGGCCAAAGACCTTCTATAGAATTAACGGGGCGAGCAGCTGAATTATGGGATAAAATGCCTGGAGGATGGTTGCCGTTGGAAAAATCCACAGAAGCTATCGTTATACCTTCCAGGCCTTTCATAGGTAATGTTTGGGATAAAGGGAATATACAAGATTATGCTAAAAGAATATGGGACGAAGCATTAGCTTATATATTCAAGGAAATAGCTAATGAGAACTAAACAGATAATAAAATATTTCGATTTCAATAAAAGTAATTATAATTTGTTTACATTAGGCGATAACATTAGAGTAAATGTTGGCACCAATTATTTACAATTAAAAGAAGTAAGTAATGGTATATATTCTACTGATAGCGATTTATACGCTTCTACTTGGATAACCAATCCTAATTCAGTAAAACAATGGCAAGGATTCGAATGTACGATAGAAAATGCTTTAGACGAAGATTTGAACGAATTAACCGGAGTTAATTTTAGATTAACGGACGGGGTATCGGAATATTGGCACAACGGCGTCGATTGGGAAACAAATAATATCGATTGGAATACGGAAGAAGAAGTAGCCAACAATATATCCGATTTCCCTGTAACCGAAAAGAAAATAGGTGTAATAGTAAATCCATACACAACAAATTCTAGTTACACGCCCTTAATAAAGGGAATTAAAATACTATATTCTGTTGATATGGAGTTCCAGCAAGACTATATCTATAGAACTTTAGTAAGACAATTAAAGGAACAAATTAGACCTATAACCGACTATGCCATAAAGTTAACCAGCGAATCATCAACAATAAATTTGAATGATTTCGAAATGGAAACGCCGTACGATATAATTAACATAGATTCTGTTTATAACGAAACGAACGACGCTGATCATTTTACAGATTTGTTACAATCATACAATAGTTCTACAAAAATAATAACCTTGACAGATACAATAGATGAAGATGAGATAGCATATATAAAATTAATATATAAACCTGTAGTAGCAGTTACTACGGGCCTAGATTATTACGAAGTAACGAAGTTACCAACACTCACTTTAACCAATATAAATCTTATTAACACGACTGAATTATCACATAGCGATAGCGTATTGAACAAATCTACGGGAATTGGCGTTACCGTAAAGCCTCCTAAAAGAAGTGATATGGATATTAGTTTGAATATAATAACTAATAGCGCAATGGATCAAGTTAGATTAGCAGACGAAGTAAAAAGATTTTTCGCTAACAACAGTTATTTAACGTCCTGGGGAATGGATGAAAAATTTCGTTTGCAATTATTAGAAGAATACGATGGACAAGTAGGGATACAGGAAAGCGGAATTTATGCTGGAAAACTTCGTTTCCTGATAATAGGTACGCTATACTATTTACAAGATGCAACGGTTGCGTATTCCGTTGAAAGATTTAGGCTAACAGGCGATGTCGAAGTAGACATTAGTAATTAAGGAGAAATGACCGATGGCACAGAGACGATACGGACCTACAAGAGGCGCTGGAGTAGCAGTTATTGAATTAGAAGGCGAAAAGGGAATTGAACCCGGAGCTCTTGGTTGGTGCGGGTATGCCGGGATCATGGAAAAAGGGCCTGTTGGCGAATTAATTATTGCTCCAAATAAAAGCACGTTTGTAAAGAAATGTGGCGGAGTGATCGATGATTCACTTCTTCCGGATGCAGCCCTAGATTATTATAGTTTGGCTAACGGAGCAGGAGGTTTGGCTCTTGTTCGAGTTACCGATGGTAACGAAGTGCAAGCCGAAATGCCGTTATATGCTAGGTACGGTTCTCTATTGACCCGGATGGGGACTTTGAAAGCCAAAAATGGTGGACGATGGGGAGGGAAAGAAAATTATTATACGGGAGCCGCTACGGATGCTACCGAAACAACGGTAACTACTGGCGTAACTATGTTGGATGACGAATGGGCGGGAGGTTATTTACAAATAACCGGTTCTTCTAATACGTATGAAATAATAAGCAATACGGCAGCAGGTGTTATAACAGTTGCGTCTGATTCAACTATAATAACCGATGGCGGAACTACTACCGCTGTTTATTATTTGTATCATGAAAACGCTGGTAAGGCCATAAGTATTCTGATTGGCGACGGGGAAGAAAAGCCTGATACGGAATTTAGTATTTCCGTTTACGTTGACGGAGCATTCGTAAAGAAATACGGAAATCTTAGTACGAATCCAAGTGATTCTCGTTATTGGGTAAGTTTGATAAATAACGACGATGGTAACGACGAAATAGAAGCGGTTGATTTGTGGACTGGTGCGCATACAGCGGCGGTAAGGCCTGCTAATAAATACGGCATAATTGATACGGCCGGAATAACCGATACGGTATTGACTTCGGTTATACACGATTTCACCGTAACGGTTGGAGACGCTACTCCTACGTTTGCTTTAGGTACTACTACGGATTCACATTTAGCTCAAAAATTAACTATTACTATGACTGCCGCCGATACAGGTAGCGTTGTAAGCGATAAATTGGGAGCAGTAGGAACTGTAACGGTAGGAACTGAATTCGATAACACTGATTGCAAATGGGTTCCTCCGTTTACAATCACCGATGGCGGAACAACTTTGGAAACTGATGATGTTATGGTTATAAATTACAAGCCGTTTGTTCTTGATTCTCTTATTGGCGGTTATTTGTATCCCGATAAAGTCAACGCTTCATCCACAAGATATAGAATAGTTGATAATGATCACAAAACTATAACCGTGGCAGACGGTTCCGATATGACTTCTGTGGCTGAAGCGGCCGATGAATATATGGTTGTAGCGCCTTTAGAGATGTCAGGCGGAAAAGATGGAAACGCTGGTGTGATTGATTCTAGCTATACACAGCAAGCTTGGGATGTCGATGACAGCCCTTTCAATAGGTTGTTTGGTAGGAATATGGGATTAATCAAATACGCTACGCCCGGTGTTACTTCAACGGCGGTACAAAAAGCAGGCGTAGCGTACGCAGAAGCCAAGAATCACCAATATAGATATGAAATAACATCTGCTACGGTAACAGAGGCGGGCGCTATAACGTATATAAATGATACGTTAGGACGTAGTGATTTCGCGGTCGTAGCGTTCCCTAGCTACGGCACCGTACCCGACCCCCTAAGCAGCGAAGGAAAGACGAAGACCGTTACCCTTACCGGTATGATTCACGGCAGGGAGGCGCGAATAGCGGCCGACTATGACGGGTATCATAAAGCAGAGGCCGGTATTGACGCCAAATTACCGAAGTTGCTTGATATCCCGACCTCAGACGCCATACTAAACGAAGAGTTACTTAATCCTGCTGGAATAGCTATCATTAAAAAAGTGAAAGGCAATTTCATAATTTGGGGAGACAGAACGGTACATAGCGATCCTACTTGGAAATGGAAACACCAAAGAGAAACTATGTCGTATTACGAACACGTATTACAAGAAAGTTTCGATTGGATCATATTTATGATAAATGACCGAACCACCGAAAGTTTGGCTATTTCGGCATTAAATAGCTTCTTCCTCCCGGAATACGCAAAAAGAGCTGTTAGAGGAAATACGTTTCAAGAAGCGGTTATAATTAAATTGGACGAAGAATTAAATACCGATGCTACAAGAGCTAACGGAGATATGATTTCCGAAATCAAATTGAGGCTTGCCGATACGGTTGAAAGATTCATCATCAGAATCGGCAAACAAGGAATTTTCGAATCTGTTGGTTAGATTTGAAAATATAACATTTTAAAACGGAGGACAATATGGCTGACATAAGTGTTTTTACTGATGATGAATTATCGGGAACCGGCATAGGACCGGAACACGGTGTTGCTAAGGCTCGTCTTAACGAGTTGATAGCTAAAGTAAACGGAATGGATACTCCTGTTGAAATCGCGTATACGCCTACTACTAGCGCCGATTGGCCTGGTACTGATCCTACTACTGTACAAGGCGCATTGGATAATTTAGCTAATTTCCAATCAGCAGACGTTGTGGCTGTATGTGCTGGCCTAGATTTGATGCAGGATGCAGGCGAAAAGGTATCGGCTGCTTTGAATGGAAACTCTGCTAAAAGCTTTATTCCTACCGAAGTTTTAATTTTGGCAACAGCATTAACAGGAACTGAACCGGACGGCGGAGCTTTGAAAATAGGTACAGCAGAGGGGGGAGATCAAATATTAAGCGCTACTGCCGTACATTCAATAGCTGCTGAAGGAGGTTCGTTAAGAATACCTATTAGCACAGTAATGCCAGCAATAGCAGGCAATGCTACTATGTATTTAGAAAGCACAACAAAAGAAACCACTTCTACTACGTTTACCGTAACTGCCTATATCATAGGCAAGCAATTTTAATTGATATTGTAATGATCGAGTTCCAAAGGAGTTGAATATGAAAGGCGATATAAAAAGTGATCATATCCCGGTCAGCAAATATAAATTGTTGGTCCTAGGATTTCCGTCTTTGACAATTGTAGAACTTAGCGGTTTAGAAGACGAAATAGTTACAACCGAGTTGCCTGATAGGACGGTAGTTTCGGGCGGACAACATACGGCGTCCGAATTCACTATTATGATGCCAGACCACCATTTGGAAGAACAAGCCATTATGGAAACTTGGTTCATAGAATCTACAGATCCCGTTTCTCCAAGTTACAAAAAAGTAGCAACTTTGGTAGCTGAATCTGTAAGCGGCAATATCATTAGATCTAGATCGCTTATCGGCGTATTCCCTAAGAAAAGAAAACTTTGGGATGGCGAAATGGCGAACGAAGGCGAAATGGCGCTAGTAGAATGGACACTTAGCGTGGATGAAATATTGCCTATTTAGAGCGTAATTCAATAACACGGTTGGGCTTAACAAAAGCACAGCTAATTGGAGGTGAACCGTGAATAAAGAAAATGAAACAAATAAAACCAACATCAAGCGCGTAACTCTAAAGGAACTCGACCAATTAATGCCGTTAGGCATAGCTAACAACGACGGTAGCTATACCAAATCATTCGAAGTTAAAAGATGGAGGATGAAAGAAGAAAGGGAGATCGGAGAACAAAAGGAATCCCATAGGGATGCTAGTGTCGGACAGTATGTAGGAATCGTATTGTCTACTATGTGTAAAAGCATCGGAAACATTAATTTCGAAGCCTTAAAAAAGGCTGAAAAAAACGTACATATTTCACAAATGTTCGTTGGAGATGTATTTTATATTTATGTTTGGTTAAGAAAGAATTCAATTGGAAGCGAATTACAACTTTCGGTAAAGTGTCCAAATTGTTCTAATAAATTTAAAGTTGACGCTAATTTGGATACAGTGGAAGTAGATGTATGTGATAAATTAGAAGATGCTTGTTGGAATTATAAATTAGAAGAACCATTCGAAATACGCGGAAGATTGGTTACTGAATTATTGATGGGCCCTCCAAGGTGGTTGTCTTTGGAAAATCTAAAAGGAATAGGGACCAACACAGGCGCGGCAAAAGCGGGATTAATACTAGGTTCCATATCGGGTATAGCCGATTGGCTTGGCGAAGATGGTAAACCAAAACAAGTTGCTTTGACCGTAAACGAATTAGATGAAATGGGGAAAAAAGACATAGAAAAAATAACCAACCTGATGGATAAAAATGCCATCGGACCCAATATGTCGGTAGAAGGCGATTGTCCCAGATGTAGATCCGATTATAAAATGCCAATAGATTGGAGTTATGATAATTTTTTCGACATTTCTGGCCGGTAACGCCAGCAGAAACATTAAGAGAAGAAATTTTTGTTCTTACGTATTGTATGAAAGGGATAACATACGATAACATAGAATCTATGACTTCAAGCGATAGAAGTTGGTATTTAAATAGATTATATAAACAATTAAAAAAAGAAGCAGATGAAGTGAAAAAGAAATAACCGCGCTAAAATAGACCGTAGGGTTTGCAAAAGGAGATAATAAATTGGCTTTAGAAAGATACGGTTTAGGCGCGATTATTACGGCGGATGAAAAACCGTTTGTAGCCTCCACGGATAGAGCCAGAGATTCTCTAGGACGATTTATATCAACAGCAAGTAGGGCGCCGATAGCGGTTTCATCTATGAATGCCGCTATGCGTCGTGCTGCTTTAACTATGCAACAAGGCGCAGCCCAAATATCAAGAGGGACTGCGCAATTAGCGGCAGGTCTACGTAGTGCAGCATTAGGAGCTTTGCCGCTTACATTGGCCGTCGGGGCAGGAATATCTCAGGCGGCAAAGTTCGAAAGACAAATTTCCGCTGTAGCTTCCATAACAAGAGCAAGCGAAAGGGAGATGGCTGCTCTTACTAAAGAAGCTAAACGTATGGGAATTATATCCGTATTTAGTGCTACCCAAGCCGGCGAAGCTATGGAATATCTAGCTAGAGCGGGTGCTAATACGGACCAAGTAATAGCAGCCTTATCCGGAACTATGAATGCCGCAGCCGCCGATAGCATAGAATTATCTACTGCGGCAAACATTGTAGCCCAGGTCGTTAGATCTATGGATTTAGCTTGGGAGGACGCTAGTCACGTAGCGGATGTTTTGGCATTAGCTTCAGCAAGTGCTAACACTAATATAACTTTGTTAGGAGAATCATTTAGATATGGTGCGTCGATAGCCAAAGGTTTGGATATTTCTCTTGAACAAACTACCTCTATAATGTCCAAATTAGGAGATGCTGGTTTAAAGGGTTCTATTGCTGGTACGTCATTCGTAAATATGATGAACAAACTTATGAAGCCAAGCGAAAAAGCATCCAAATATTTAAGTAAATGGAAAATAGTTATGGAAGATGCTAACAAGGAATTATTACCTATATCTTCCATAGTAGAACAAATATCATCCAACATGAATAAAATTCCAAGCGCTACGGAAAGAGCTTCGTTGGCGATTGAATTATTCGGTTTAAGAGGCGTTAAAGCATATAACGCTTTAAGAATAGCAGGCAAAGAAGCCACGGATGATTTAGAAGATAAGTTAATAGCGGCTAGTTTTGGAATTGGCGCTGCCGCCGAAATGGCAGAGAAAAGATTGGATAATTTCTTAGGTCGATTGAAATTATTCGGAGCTTCCGTAGAATCATTAAGTATTGGATTATTCGATCCGTTACTGAAGTCATTCACTCCGACTGTTGAGGAAATGACTAAAGGATTAAACAGCATATTATTTAGTTTGGACGCTCTTAGCGATATCCGTAAAGAAGAGGGAAGACAAAACTCTGAAAGCGCGATTCTTTTATCAAAAGAAGTTAGTCAGAGACTTCAAGCAACGGGCGCTACTGAGAATTACGCTAATGCTACGAAGAGTGCTATCCAAGTTTTAAGCCGTATGCAGATGTCAGAGGAGAATCTATCCCGGGCACAGGTCGAAGCACGTAAAAGAGGCGTTTTAGCATCCATAGAGGCGGAATCCAGACGTAGGGCCGATATGATAAAGTCTGCTCACATAGCGGCCGCAGGAGTTAAGAACGAAAAAGAACTCGGCGAACTTCGTTACAAGATGATGTCTGATCAAATAAAATCGATGACGGACGTTAGACGAAAGGAAGCCAACGAACAAATAGAATTGGCTTTTAGCGGAGCAAAAGGTGCAGCAGAAGCTCAAAGAAAATTAAGACAACGTATATTAGCAGAAGCCTTATCCGGCAATGAAAAACTTAATGATTTAGAAAGAGCGGCCGCTGTATCACAAATAGATACTTACTTGATGTTGGAAGCAGAAAGATTAAAACGTGGAGATGCTGTTCGTTCGGAAATATTCAGCATAGAAAAATTACACGAAATAAATGAAAAGTATGGTTCCAGCGCCGTACAAATAGCATTAGGAATGCAAGATGCCATAGATGGCTTACGGGACGCTTGGGATAGTTTAACAAGACGGATAAAAATATTCGGAAAAACTATAGAACAGAAATTCGGTAAAGAAGGATTACGGAATCTTAGTAAGTATGCTACGTATTTTGTAATAATAGCGGCAGCCGTAGTACCGTTGGCGTTATCTATAACTGTTTTAAGTTTTGTACTTGGTGGTTTAGTTAAAGCGTTCATAGGTCTTAAATTAATTGCTGTTGGCGTAATAACGGTGATAAAAGGCGCGATTATCGCTTTAGGAGCCGTATTTTGGCCTGTGGTAGCAGTTGTAGGAGCATTAGCCATAGCATTCGCTTTTTATCGTAAAGAAGGCGAATCTTTCGGGCAAACTATGATTAGGCTATGGAATGATGTAAAACTTGCTGCTTTAAGATTTTATGAAATTTCCAAACAAATAATAGAGGGGTTTGTTGATAGATGGAACGAGGTTGTTGGCGGAATAAAAGATTCTTGGAAGAATCTTTGGGATAGCATAGTAGTAAGAATAGAAGATACTGTAAATAAAATTAAAAATAAATTTAATGATATCTTTGGACATTGGTTCCAAGGAATAGAGGAGATGGAAATAAATTGGAGATCCGTAGGAGCGGGAATAGCAAATGCTATTGTATGGGTTTCTGATATCGTAATAAGTGTAATAGATAATGTAGTTGGAGTTATTACTACATTAGCAGATATAATGATAATCGTAATGGACGGACCTTTACGATTTATTGCTGCTATGGTAGACACAATAAGAGCTAATTCCGATTCCATTGTATCGATATTCTCAGAAGCTTGGGAATCAATTAGAGGAACTTTCGGTTCTGTATTTTCGGAAATCAGAAACGCTATAAATGAAATTACAACAGAATTCTTCGGTTCCAGCCAACAATCTAGTGAGTCATGGGTAACAGCAGGAAGAACTATAGGAAGCGCAATATTAGCAGTACTACATACAGTCGCTTGGACTATCAAATGGATTGTAAAGGGAATTGGATTAGCGATAAAATCTACTGTTTATATAATAAAAACTATGTTGATAAATCTAAAAAGAATATTTGGGGACGCATTTACGGGAATTCAACAAATATTAGAAGGGGATTTTTTAAACGGGATAAAAAGAATTGGAGCAGCAATATTTAATGCTTTAACAATGCCTATACGCGTTGCTCTCGGTAGCTTGATGAAATTGATAAGAAATATTCCTCAAGTTGAAGAAGGCTTAAGTTACTTAGGCGTTGATGTAAATAAAATACAAAAATGGCTCGACGAAGGAATAACATTTAACGAAGCGGATAAAAAGAAAGTAAGAACAGTTACGGCTGTCAAACAAGCGTCCCAAAGTATGGAGGACGCTAATAAAGAATCAGTTAAAGCGGATACACAATTTGATAAAAGCGTTAAAGACGCTACAAAATTATCAAATAAGAATGCTCTATTGGATGCTATAAATGATTTGAAAACACAACAATTAAAGAAAGCGTCCCAACCTCCTAAGACTGATGTTAATGTTAATTTAGAGGATAAAAGAGTATTAGACATTAATAATAAGATGTGCGTAGAAGGCGAAGCTATGGACGTAGCGACGGCTAGACATCGCCAAGAAATACACGATAGGGCTGGTTACAAATCTACGCCTTGGCAAAGAAGAGTTATGTTAGAACACGGTTCTGCTCCGGTAAAAAGGTCGGCATCATGAGTATATTCCCTATGTTAAAATCTTGGTTTTTACAAAACCAAACTACACAACAAATAATACGAGGGGAATTCCATCCTATTGATTTAACTAAAGAAGTTAAACCTAATTACGTTACACATGTAGCATTGAGTAGAACCAAAGAAATATTGCAATTTCTAAATCAAGATGCTGATACTTTATCGTTCAGAGCTGTAATGAACAACAGAGACGGATTTAGTTCGTTTGTAGAAAAAGATTATCAATTATTAGAATCTTGGGCAAGACCTGATCCTATTTACGGCAATAAACCTCCTATATTAACATTTTGGGTCGGTCAAGGTTGGGAATTGATGGAATGCGTAATTACCGGTCTTACCAATATAAAATTCGAAGAGCCTTTTGCTAATGGACGAATAAGAAGAATAAGTCTCGTAATAAATTTAAGGAAATATGAAAAATTTTCCTTAGAAGGAGCTGGGAATTATGAAACTCGATATCACAGAGCAGCGGTAAGGGATTATTACGAATTATTGGCATATCGAGAATACAACAATCCTATGTTGGGTGTTATAATTAGAAATAGACATCCGGATAAACCTAACATACAAATAGGCGATGCAATAAAACTGCCTAGTGTAGAAGCAATAAGAAAAGAAAGAGCGCAACCAACAAGCATAGCACTTAGAACTATTACGGGGAAAAAAATAACTCCGCAAAAAATTCTTATTAAACAAATGTTTGACAATCGCAATATAGTGAAAGTTAGTCACACTCTGATAAGTTGAGATAATTGTGGTAGAAATTAATAAAGAAACTGATTTTATGGCTCCTACTTTTGATATATTAGTAGAAGGGCAAGAAATTAATTCTAATGTATTAGAGTGTATAGAGTCAATAGAATATGAAAGCGCAGACGGATTAGCCGATATCATACGTATCAGAGCTATAAATCCTGATTTCATTTTAAGCGAAGCTAAAGTATTCCAACCTGGCAACGAAATAGCTATATGGATGGGTTACGGTTCGGAACAAGAATTCATAGGAAGAGGGCTTATAAGATCTCAACAACCGAATTTTCCTCAAAATGGAATGCCTACGATACGAGTTGCAGCGTTTACACGCGATGTTCAAATGATGGATAACGAACCAGAAAGACCCAAGAAAGTTCCAGGCAAAAGAAGGAAAAAAGGCGGAAGGGTTTTCAAAGATTCTAAGCATTCTGATGCGGTAGAAGCCAAAGCTACATATTATGGTTTTACTCCTGATATAGATATAACAGAAGGCGAACCAAGCAATTTTATACAAAGACCTGGTCAATCTGATTATGAATTTGTTAATGGGTTAGCGAATATAAACGGATATGTATTTTGGGTAGATGGCGATGAAAATAAAGAATGGACTTTACACTTTAAAAAACCGGATTCGTTGCCAGGTTTACAAGAAAAACAATATACATTTAGATACAATCAACAGAACGATAGCACGTTATTATCTTTTCAAACTCAATTTTTAATAAACAAATCTATAACCGAAATGGATGTTGTAGTAAAAGATAGACGAACCGGAAAAGTATTGGAAGCCACGGTAAAAGAAGAAAGCGAAGCTTCTCCGGATTTAAGTGCACTTGGCGATCCTACAGGAGAAGTAGTAACCCCTAGTCCAATAGAAATATTAAGAGCGGGAACTCTAGAAGGGTTGACTTCTGCTAGTGATGTTAAATTATTTTTTAACGATTATAGTTTTACAGTTAACACCAATAGAAGATTTAAAACTCAAGCTGAATTGGAAGCGTGGGCAAAACAATGGTTTAGAAGAATGCGAGAAAATTTCGTATTAAGCCAAGGCAGAGTCATAGGCGTTGGAAATTTAAGAGCAAGGCAAGTACACAAATTATATGGTGTTGGTAATTTATATAACGGCGAATATTATTTTACAAACGTGAAACATGTTTGTTCTAAAAACCACGGTTATATTGTAGATTTCAAGGCAAGGAAAATGGTCCCATAATGAGTATTGTTTGGGAAAAATACGACGCAACCGTAACGGTTAACGAAGACGATGAAAACAGAGGAAGAATAAGGGTTGCTTGTGCTGGTTTATTAGGAGACGAAGAAATAGAATTACCTATGTGGGTAGAACCTGTATTAGAATGGGGTTTCTTTTTAGTACCTAATGTAGGTGAAATCGTAGAAATAGAAGCGGCCGCCGGTTCCGATGAAGACGAAATAAATGGACAATTTTCTATAGACAATTTAGATATTAGGTGGAGAGGAAAACGCTCTTATACAATAGATGAACCTGAAAATGAAAATATAGAGCCAACACCTATTCACCCAGATTTTTTAAGCAATTACGGTAAAAGAAGGGGTTTTTCCACCCCGCACGGTCACATCATAATGTTTGATGATGATTCGAATAACCCTACTCTTCAAATAACATTTCAAAAAACTGCTATGGAGGTTGGAACTCCGCCGGAAGCTTCTGATTATAGTCGATTGGAATTCGAAAAGGACGGAAGTTTAAAGGTTGCGTTATTAGAAACCACTACATTGCATTTACAAACCGAAGGCAAAAAATTAAAAATAGAAATAGATGGAGGAGAATCACTAGAAATCGCCGGGAAAGATTCTGATACGGTAGCAACAATAGGCGACGGAGCTGTATCGGGAACTATAGCTGAAAATTTAAAAAATTATATTGATAATTCTGTAAAAATACACGTTGATGGACACATCCATCCGACAGCCATGGGCAATAGTGGTGCGCCTATAACACAAATGCCTGCTTATGACGATTCAATAACTTCCAGCCATTTAAAATTTCCGAACGGTTAATTATGGTAATGGTATCTACAACATTAGCAAGCGAACTAGAGAATATGACTCCTGAGTCGGATGAAAACGTTGTCATAGATAGATTTGCTTCTGCTTGGGAGACCTATTTTTACGACGCTTCAGTAGGCGGAATACCAGCGAACGGCGGAACTTTAGCCGGCGCAACATCCGCAATGAAATCGGCTATGATCGGGATTACTCAACCAAATGCCGGTTCTATTTCTATACAAAACGGAATTATCGCATTCTGGGGCGTAGTAGCCTCATCCGCTGCTTCTATTTGGACCACCGTTCCTCCTTGTACGGGCGCTACGCCTCCTCCAAATCTAGCAACAATCTCGTCAACTCTAGACGGCGTATTTGCTTCTAATGTAGCATCGGAATTAAGTTTAGCGGACGCTTGTAACGCTATTGCGGGAGCATTACACGCTTTAAATTTAGGTGGTATATGTATAATACCAACACCAGGCGCTCCAACGCCAATATTATGAGGATGATATGAGAGGTTTAAGATTACCGGTCGGGGTTGGACCAAATGGCGGCGCATCTTTGATAGAAGGCGATGAAAATGATTATAAAATAATAGCAATTGCTTTGGGAAGTACAGAAAGTGAAAATGCTTTCCAACAAGATATTACGTTGGGCGAAAGAATGATATTTGATTTAAACGATTATACCATAAGAGCTAGTATCCTGAAGAAATTGTATAAAATTTTTGAAAATTTCAGATTAAAAAAGAGATTTGAATTAAAAAAGGAAACCATAAGTTGGATAGAAGATTCTCGAAATCAAATATTGACTTTGGAGTTTAGGTACGTGAATTTAGAAAGCGACGAAGATATATTTTTTAGAAAAGCATTCACTAGTGCCGATTGAGAGGAAGCATGGCTACGAATATAACAACCCCTGATTTTAATTTTTCGGCATTTTATTACGCGGACATCTTAGAATCGCTTATGCGATACAAAAGAATATATGTTCCGGAATTAACCGAAGAGTTAGACGAAGAACCTTTTATACAATTTTTAAGAGCGGTAGCCCTAGTAGGACATTTAAATAACACTCTTTTAGATTTGGTAGCCAACGAATCGACTTTAGGGACTGCTAAATTAGCTGATACCGTTCGAGAAATGTTCAAATTGATAGACTATGATTTAAGCCCTGCTACGCCTTCGCAAGTTGATGTGGTGTATGAACTCAGCAAAGTATTCGTTAGTAATTACGTATTAATACCTGAAAATTCGCAATCTTCTACAAAAAGAGATGGCGATAATCCGATAATAACATTTGAATCATTAGAAGAACTTGAAATAGAAAGAACCGATAGATTTAGTTATGTTTATTCTTTAGAAGACACTACATATACCAATTACACTAGTGAAGCGAATACAACCCCAGGAAGTACATGGGAACCCTGGACAACTCCTAGTTCTAAAGATTGTATATATTGGGGACACAAACAAGTGATGTGGAATAAATTGTCCGCATATTTAGACACCCCTTCTTCTAACATAAATGGTGTTTTTGAATTCTATGATGGAGAATGGAGAAAAACAAATCCAACATCAGTAACGGTAACAGGAGGAGGAAGTTCGTTATATTTCGATTTAACAAGTTATTTAGGAACGCAAAATAGACAAGGAACCCTTGTAAGAATACAACTTAACGAATCATCAACTTATGAAGATGTTTATGTAACTTGGACGGGAAGTGAAAATGTCGTATCTACCGGACTATTAGGACAATCTGATCCTTCAACGGAAATAGAGGATTATTCTGTAGGTTCGGATTGGACTATATTAGACGATGTAGAAGATGGAACTTTAGATTTTACGCAAGACGGAGATGTAGATTATACTCTGCCGCATACATCAACTAAAAATTGGGTAAAAACGACTATCAACGGATTAGAAGCGTTTTGGTTGAGATATAGGATAATAACGGCTTCTACTCCAACTTCGCCTATTTTTATTAATACCCGTATGGACGAGGGGAAACAATACGTAATAAGATTGGTAACACAAGGTCTAACCCATACGGACGAACCAATTGGCAGTAGTACGGGACTTCCGAATCAACGTTTTTCTATATCTAAAGAAAATTTCATAATAAATAGCGAAACAGTTTACGTTGATGATGAGGAATGGACTAGAGTAGATAATTTTCTAGGAAGCAAACCTAATGATAAGCATTACACAATAGAACTTACCACTAATGATAGAGCAATAATAGTATTTGGTGATGCTGTTACTGGTAAAATACCTTCACTAGGCGTTGGAAATATTGATGTTACTTTTAGATACGGCGTACAAAATAATGGTAATGTTGGAAATAATACCGTAACGATAGATAAATCAGGATTAACATTCGTAAATAAATTGTGGAATCCTAGACAAGCTACGGGTTGGAGCGAAGCACAAGGAGCGTCGGAAAGTAGTTTAGAAAAAGCAAAAATAGAAGGCCCGGCTACTTTACGAATAAAAGACGTTGCAATAAGCGCGAGCGACGTAGAAACTTTGTCGTTATTATATGCCGATAGCGATGGAGCCAAACCGTTTAGCAGAGCGTTTGCTTTTGAAGAAGGATACGGACCAAAAACTATAGAATTAGTTGTAGTAGCCAAAGGCGGCGGAACGGCAAGTTCTACGCAATTAGAAAATTTACAAACTTATTTCAACGGAGATAAATATTCTTATCCGCCAATAGAATCACACATAGTAGCAAACCAACAAGTAATAACAACTAATTATATACAGAAAATAATAGATTTAGATTTAACAATATACGGTAGTGACATTTCAGAAACAGTTGTTTTAAATTCATTACAAAGCGTAATACAGCCTGAAGCCTTAAAAGAAGATGGAGTAACTTGGGAATGGAATTTCGGCGTATCCATAACTGTATCTAGAATAATACACGAAGTCTTTAGTACCAATAATTCAATAACTAAGGTTGTTGTTAATGACCCGTCTTCGGACGTAACGTTGCAGACCAGAGAACTCCCCGTTTTAGGCGAAGTTACCATTACTATAATAGAATCCTAATAGGAGGTTATTTTGACGTTTAGTAACAGTTTTGAAAATGTTGTATTGGATTCTATTTTAGGCGCTGGAGCTACCTTATTAGGTTCCACGTTAGAAATTGCTTTATCGTCCACTAATCCTACAGAAGACGGTTCGGGAATTACGGAGCCAGTAGGCAACGGATATTCTAGGAAATCAATTTCTAACGATGCTACATATTGGGGAGCAGCAGTAGACGGAGAAAAAACAAATGTTTTAACGATAATTTTTGCAGAAGCGACCGGCGCATGGGGAACAATGACGCATTGGGCGATATACGATACAGGAGTTTTTAAAATTTACGGCGAAATAACAGATGTTTCAGGCAATTCTTCGCCACAATTCGTTGATGACGGAGACGTAGTAAGATTTTTACCTGGCGCTTTAAAAATAACGTTGGATTAATATGGCTATATTAAGCATATACGGTTTAAGTGAAACAATTTGCACCGCAACAGGCCAACTTGTTACTCTTGTAAAAATAACAAATGCGGAAGTAATTTCTTCGAATAAATTAAGAGTGTATTTCGACAGAAATATGAAAAATGATGACAATTTAGTTAATAGATTGTTTTACACAATAATTCCTGTAACATCAGGCGCTGTTAATTGCTACATTAACGAAGTAAAAGCCCCTTACGTTGCACATCCAGAATATGTTGATCTAATAACCTCTGAAATGACCGATAGTTCTTCATACACGGTTTATGTTGATACGGACGGTCCGACTGATTTAGAAAATACTCCTGTGGATCCTGATAACAACGAACAAAATTTTGTAGCAGAAGGAATTATACCAACAATAGATAAGATAATCGCTATAAGTGAAAACCAAATAGACGTTGTATTTAGTGAAAATATGAAAATAAATAGCGCAATTAAAAATATTAGCAAATATTCATTTGATAATGGTTTAAGTGTTTTAAGCGTTATAAGCGTAATAGGAGATACAGTTAGTTTAGCAACGTCGGAACAGACTCCGGGAATAATTTATACTTTGACGGTCAATCCGTAGCGGATGTAAAATGGCGAATGTTATACAAGATTTAGCTAACAACTCTATAGCGGCGGATACTACGGGCCAATTCATAGGCTATGTTGAATCAGAAGAAACGTCCGAAACATTATCTTTGAAAATGTATAATTTTTTATTATACACAATAAGACAATCTGATTCGACTATGGAGGGGAAATATTTCGTTAAAAGATTATTTCAAGGCCCTCAGAACGTATGGCAAACCATACAAAATAAAATATTTTCCATTAAAGATTTATGGTCTGTTACAAGATGTCCTGATGAAGCTTTAAAATATCTTAAAAACATAGTAGGTTGGACAAAGGAACTTGATTACATAACGGACGAATTAGATTGCGATACATTAAGAAGGCTTATAGCTTCATCCGTTCCTCTTTGGAGTAAAAGAGGAAAAGAAGAAACTATAATAGATATCATATCTTTGTTGCTAAATACAAGATGTGTTATATGGAATTGGTTTGATTATCGTTGGATTGTTGATGAAACAGAATTTGCTGAACAACACGCAGGATATGATTCGTGGATAATAGACCACGGAGAAGAAGGCTTAGGGGAATATTCAAGCAACATCAGAATTGTTGACGATGGAACTCTTAACAAAGATTTAGTTAAAAATGTATTAAAACTAATAAGAGCTTGCGGAGAAAGAATAGAAATATCGTATATAAATTTTTTGGATAGATTTTTAGTGGATGACGATACGTCGCAATGGGATAATGTTGAAGGAACAATAATGTCGGTGTCTGATTCAATAGCCGAATTAGATGTTTCAGGAGAGTATCAGTTATCGGTAGCAAACGTAGAAAGCGCATACGAATGGTCTAGGTACGTTGCTTATTTTAGAATACAAGGTGAAGGAAATACAGGCTTCGGAGTAGTATTTTATTATCAAGATTCCGATAATTACTATGGATTGGAATTATTAATATCGCCGTACGAAAGCTATAAATTGTTTAAGGTTGTTTCCGGAGAATATGAAGCAGTAAAAATCGGAAAACTTAATTATGACTTATCAGAAAATATTTGGTACGGAATTAGAATACATATAGATATAGACGATAACGGTTTAGATGTAATAAAAATTTACTTGGATACTGAGTTAATTGTTGATTCATCAGACGTTTATGATAATATAGCCTTAGCAGGCACTTTAGGCAACGGTTATATATTGCGTACCGTCGATTATGGATTGAATTGGGAAGTCATTACCAATACTGATGAAAGTCGAATAACCTACATCAGTTCTTTTAATAACGGAACGGTATTAGTTGGTACTTATAGCGATGGAAAAATATTACGTTCTATCGATAACGGAGAAGCATGGATAGAAATGGAGGATACATCTCAAACCTCTATAAATGGCATAGCATCATTTAACAACGGAATAGCGATTGCAACATCTAATAACGGAAAAATATTCCGAAGTATTGATTACGGAATAAATTGGTCAGAAGTAGAAGATACCGTAGAAAGTTGGATGAGTTGCGTAGCAACATTCAGTAACGGAGTAGCAATTGTTGGATCAGGGGATAATGGTAAAATATTTCGATCTACCGATTACGGGGGAAATTGGTCGGAAACAGAAGATACAACGGAAGAAGAGATTAGGTGTATTGCTACATTTAGCAACGGCGTTGCGTTAGCAGGAACTTCAAATGGAGGGAAAATATTTCGATCTACTGATTACGGGGAGAATTGGTCAGAAGTATTAGATACAGCAGAGACTATGATAGCAGTTTTATTGACTATTGATAACGGAATAGCATTGTTCGGTACATCTCCTCACGGTAAAATATTTAGAACTGTTGATTATGGATTGAATTGGTCGGAAGTAGAAGATACATTAACAACCATTATCAGGTCGATGGCTCATTTTGGTAATGGTGTTATTATAGCTGGAGGCGGTAGCGGAAAAATATTTAGATCCGCAGACTATGGTTTGACTTGGGTAGAAATAGAAGATATAGACGAAAGTCAAATTTATAGCATGGATAATATTAAATATAGCACTTTAAGTGATTTAAATAAAGGAACAATAGGGGTTTTTGCGAATGATGGTTCGACTTTAAAATTAAGCGAATGCGAGTTATTTCAATTGCCCGCATCAACAGAAATACTGGACGTAAATTCGTAAGGGAATTAAAATGTCAACAAGTAGCGAATACGTAAATATTACGCAAAAAAAATTATTAGGTTATCGCGATTTAAACGATAGATTTTTCTCATATTTGATGGATTCTTTAAAAGAGAAATTTAGTCACGTTTGGGATGAAGATATTGTTTTAGGAGATCAATTAACGTTGGAGGCAGACGGAGCGGACGCTTTTAAAATAACCGGCGATTCTATCGCTACTGATGGAATTGGTAATTTATTGAAGATAAGTGATTCTTTAGTCCACGATGATATTTCATTTGAAAATACAAATTCGGTAAATTATTACGTAGCATTAAAATACACCGAAATACCTAATGAAATCGATATTAATCCTAGCACGGGATATCCCGAATATAGAGGGTGGATAGAAGAGATTGGTGAAAAGGCAATTCCTAATTATGTTACAGATAACGGCGATGATACGATAACTTTAAGAGTGGATAACGTAACAGAAAGCGGCGTTGATAACTCCGGAAGACAAGTTTTGGTTTATAAAGAAATAGCGGCTAAAGATGCAACAACGTCTAGCATAGCCATAGAAATATGTACAGTAAGTTGGACCGGAACTTATAATGAAATAACAACAACATATTCATTAGGACAATCGACTATATCTACTATAACAAATGATTATAAAGTAGTGTTGTTGGGGCCAACCGTAAAAAGATATGTTGATTTAAGAGAAGAAAGCGGATATGTATTCATAGGAATAATAGAAGGCAACGGAGGAACTCCAACATCTTTTGATATGACGGAACAAAATATAACGTCCATAACTGTAAACGATTTCGCCGATTTAGAAAAAGAAATGCGATTGCTTGCGTATATGGGACCAAGAATATCATCTCCGGATATAGATTCTTATTATAACGCCGTACATCGTAATTCTTGGTACCCTCCTTACAATTACGGTCTTGATACTAATAGATTTCAATTAGGAAGCGGATTGAGTATATGCGGCGGGTGTTCTGCTATAATAGACGGAAGATTGAAAAATATATATTGTGCTAGATCTATAACGCATATTTATATTGTTGACGATGAAACGTTGTCAGTAGAATACGTTAACTTGTCTGCTTATTTCCCTGCTACCAATTCCGATTGGAACGTTATTTCTATGTGTAGAGATGAAAATAGATTATTTGTAGTAGGCATCGGACTTACAACGTTCGCTACGGTTTTGCATTGTTTTGATATTGAAACATGGGAACCGTATACAGGGTGGACTACGGGAACGGTAATAGGTTCTGCAAGTAATACCAACGTAACTGGAATATCTGTTATAAATGCCGATGATGATTACGTTGCCGTTTCTAATCCAGAAGTAACAGTCAGCAGCGGTTCTTCGAGTGCTGTTAGCATATTTAGCAAAAGCGATGGAACTCTTTTAGGTTCAGGAGCCGGAGATTGCCCTAGTGTTACCAGCGGGTCTGTAAAATGGATAACATCTAATGGGACATATGTATTCTTCGTGATAGAAGAAACAGCTACGGCATACGTTTGTAGCATGTCAATAACTTCACCCGGAGCTAACGGATGCGGAGAAAGCGGATGGCCTCATCAAGATTTCAATAAAGAAGAATACGTTGATATAATAGCTTTCGGGGATACGGTATTCGTATCAATTAACGATGAATCGATTCTTGGATACATATATAACGTTTATTTATCCACTACTGTACGTTTGGATGTGGATAATGCTTCGTCTCCTTATTGTAAAACTTTCGGAAGGCTTGCTTGTGACGGTAGTCATATATGGGCATTAGGATCTGAAAACAACGGAGCATATGATCGTTCAAAATTATTCAAAATAGATATAAGACAACTAACATTAGTCGATAGTCTTGGCGCTGCCGACGGAGTTTCGCCGCTAGTTACTCCTTATGAATTTGAATTTAAAACATCAAATCATTTTCAATCATCGCCTGATGTAGCCGTGAAACCAAGAACTCCGTTGTTTTTTAATGGCAAAGATATATGGGTGGTAGGCAACGATTTTACACAAGGCGCAAGTAACGGAAAATTACAAGGGTATCTTTACCGAGTTCCTAGGATATTCAATTTATAGGGAAATTACAATAAATGAAGAAAAAATATAAAATAATCATATTGTTTGTTATAGCTATTGTTTTGCTGTTACTACCTATAACATTAAATACTATCGATAAGTTTGAACAAAAAGATGTTGGTATGGCTAAAGTTGTAAAAAAACGATGATCATCTTTTCTATTTCCTCATTCGGAAGCGAGCGTAGATGCGTTGTAAAGTCGAAAACTGTTATCTTGAAAAAGAAATTCACATAATAAGTGAAAACGCTAGAGAATTTCAAAAAAGCGCGATAGATAATATAAATAACTTCAAAGTAGAAGTTCGTGATTCGTTAAAAAATATCGACGATAGATACAATAGGATGTACGAACAATTAGAAAAAGAATTACGAACAGAAATGATACAGAGACAAGATGCGTTGAGCGCAAAGGTTGATTCTCATATTATAAACCAAAATAATCGCTCTCTAACCATCATAAATGATTTAGGTGATATAAAGCTTGCCTTAGGACTTAAAGCAGATAGAAACGAAACTAGTCAGTTGCAATCATCAATAATGAAAAAGTTCGAAGACGAATCCGAAAAGGCCGCTAAAGAGCGAATGGAAATGGAACGACAAGCGAATAAAATTGGATACAAATTGTTATTCTTTTTGATAGGAACGATATCTAGCGCTTTCATTTCTCTTCTTATACAATATTTATCAAATAATTAATCACTTTCTAACATAATATAGGATATAATATACTTATGTTATATATAACGATAAACAATAAATATGCATATTTACGCGGCATGACTCCTAGATTAATCAAGCGATTAGAAAAAATAACAAGTTATCTTGTTTCCGGTTTCATGTTTTCTCCTAAATTCAAAGCACATCGTTGGGATGGCAGAGAACATTTGATGTCATTTGTCCCGCGAAAGGGATACCGTATACCTAGCGGATTAGTATCCGACGTAGTGAAAGAATTAAAAGAATCTGATATAAAATATAAAATAAAGTGCGAATACAAAAGAAATGGTCCTAAAATACAATACAATTGGAATCCTAAAGTTGTTTTGAGAGATTACCAGAACGAAGCGGTTGATGCTATATGTAGAGGTAAAAAATGGGAGAGGGGGAGCGGATTATTAAAAATGCCTATTAGATCAGGCAAGACAAAAACAACAGCAGGTATAATACATCGAATGAAAAGAAGAACGTTGTTTATAGTTCCGTCCCAAATGTTACTGTATCAAACTAAAGAATCTTTAGAAGAATCGCTATCCATGAAAATAGGAGTAATAGGTGATGGTAATTGGGATATAAAAGATTGTACTGTAGCTACCGTACAAACATTAGGTAAACATTCAGGAGGTTTTAAAAAAATAGGCCCCTACAAAAAGAAAGTACAAATACCTCCTGATGAAAAATTCAAAAGCATATCTAATTTTTTCGATTTGGTAATTTTTGACGAATCCCACCATTTAGCCGGAGATGTATGGCACGCCATAGTTATGGGCTTTGATTGCAGATACAAGTTGGGGTTAAGCGCCTCTATACATTTAGAAGATGTAAGAGAATGGGGAAGAGGAGTGATATGGTTAAAAGCTTGTTGCGGAAACATACGCTACGAAGTAGAATCTAAAGTATTAGTCGAACAAGGTTATTTATTAAAACAAAATATAGAATTAGTAATGCAGTATGAACCAGAAGGCAAAGAAAAGTGGAAGTGGGGGAAAGAATTGTTGAACACGTTGATATACGAAAATGAATTTCGCAACAAGAAAATCGTAGACAAAGCGATAGAAAAAACAGAAGATGGATTAAAAGTGCTTGTAGTTTCTAATAGACTTAATCAATTATCTCAACTACACGAAATAATGAAAGATAGAAACGCTAAACATGAAATAGTAACGGGCAGAGATAAAACATCCTCTCGCAAAGATAAAGTGAAATCATTTTTAAATGGAGACGTAAATATACTTATGGGAACAGTATTTGGAGAAGGCATAGACATACCTGAAGTAGAGTGCGTTATAAATGCCGAAGGAGGTAGAGACGTTAAAGCTACAATACAAAGGATGAGGAATATGACTCCGGCTCCAGGTAAAACAAAAGCCGTGTTTATTGATTTTATGGATGTAACCAATAAGCATTTCGCCAAACATAGTCGTGAAAGATTGAGAATATATAAGGAAGAACCGGCATTCGACATAAAGATAATAGAATGATTAAAAATTCTGTTCTAATGTAGTTTGTATTATTGTATTACATTTATTAAGAAATCGCTAATAACATAAAGAAATGGAGAGTAGAACTTTGCCTAAGTTATACGAAGAAACCGATTGTCCTACAATAGAACAAGCATACGATGAATTAACCAAGGAAGCTTTTTCAGTTTGGATAAGACTGATGGTAGTGTCTTCCGATGATTTACGAAATGGAAAAAAGGCTTTAAGTAAAATATGTAATTATTCTTTGAATAGGTTTTACTCTATAATGAAAGAATTATACAATAAAGGATACGTATCTTACATAAAACCAAGCAGATTAGGTTATAAACATACGATACTGTTAAAAAAGAGAGCGTTAATATCTGGGAGAAATCACTTTATTAAATTATCATCTACAACCCCTAAATCTAGGGTATTAAAGAATGATAAGCGTAAGTAATATGAACTATTTTGTAATGATATTATGTAATTGCAATTATAAATCATTTGCAAAAATACGTAGGTCTAAAATAGGGTATGAGAAATGCACTCGCTAATGGTATTAAATAATGTTGAAAAAAACAATAAACGGAAGTCTCAATAAAAAAAATTTGAAAAATGAAATCCCTTCTTTCCTTCCCCTTGGATCCCTATCCTATTATCCCTATAAATATATTAATAGGGGTATATTAACTCCGATTTACAATAATCGCTTCGCGATTATAGATAAATCGGACTCACATTCTTTGAAATGTGAGAAACAACCAAAAAAAATAAAATTAAAAAATAAATCTCCGGAAGCTTTGAAAAAGAGGCGAACCGAAAAGAAAAAAGTTGGCGAAGAGAAAATCAAAAAAAGACCTAGCGAGTTATCAAGAAAGTTGGAAAAGAAAAAAGAGAAGATAATTGCAGATAGAAAACGCAAAAGGGAGGAAAATAAAAAACTCAAATATAAAATTAATTATAGCAAGTTAGATTCTAATGGCGATCCGTCCGTATCCTTTGTTGTAAAATCCAAAAGAAGAGCCGAACTTATGGCGATATTGAACGCTAAGATAAAAGGAAAGGGCGCGAAAAAAGAAAATAGAATAGTAAGAACAAGAACGGTTAGAAAACTAGGGAAAGAATTTGCTAGGATTTACATAAGATACCGTAATATGCTACTAAAAAGCAAAGGTTCAAATAACAGATTTAGCCTTTCGCCCGGTAGCGAAGAATTATGTCAAAAAGCAGCATTACAATGTATATACCATAATATAACTCCTAGGCAATTATTGGAATATTGGGATGTTCATATTTCAGAATTTGCAAACGGTACTTTTGTAAAACCATATCCTCCTTTGAGCTTCCTTACTAGTGTTTACGCTTCTGAACAAGTAGAAATGGCTTTGTTTGAAAAAACATCGGGAGGTTCCAAGAAATGGTCCAGCGGAGATTTTGATAAGCGACCAAGCGATAAAAATTATAAAAATAATTCACATTCGTTTTTTGATGTAGAACAATTGGACAAAAGACTTAGACACGGATTAATAGACGCTGGATTTGATTTAGGAGACAAATACGACAATAGATATTTATTGTCGGTACAAAAAACAGCGTTGGCTATAGTTCACGGAAAAAAAATATTTGTTGCCGGAAAACTCAAAGAGATGGTGGATTGGGCGATAGATAACTTATACGGCGGTGAAGATGAGTAAAGATGTGTTTACAAAACGAGAAGAATTGGTTTGTGGTAAATTGGATGAGCTGTCAGAAATATTGATAACATTCGATAGCGTAAGGGGAATAGAATTGTTGAATTCTATTCGAAAAGACTGCGAACGAATGGAAAACAAATTGTTAAATATAAAGCGCCAGGCGGAAGAATACGAAGCGTTATTACAGCGGATATTAGATTTGCCGATTGATATCGATAAAGGTGGACAATCGCTTATAAAAGAATTTAATGATTTGTTAGATAAAGTGGCGCAAATTGATTTGAAAACTTTAAATGCTATTATTCGGTGAAAACATGAGAACTAAAGAAGAAGTTGAGAATTTTACTTTTTTACATAAAATGAAGTTCGTTTACGGATGTAAGATTTGCAAAGGTAGAAATCCTAATTGTAAATGTTCTATTAGACATAAAATAGCCGTTGCAGCGTATGAGAGTTGTATACCTCAAGATTTTTGGTGGATAAACGCCGATGACATAGATAACAACAAAGATATATTTGAAAATACAGTAAAAGTTTATGTAAAAAATATGAACAAAGCTCTTAATGGTGGATACGGATTATTATTCATAGGCGATAATGGCGTGGGGAAAACTTATTTTATAAGTTATGTATTGATGGAAGCAATAAAAAAAGGAAGATCAACCTATTTTACAACTATGCCGGATTTGGATTACAATATCAAACGGGGATTTAAAGACCAAGAAATAGAAAGAAGATTGCGTTCGATGTTAACATCCGATTTTTTAGCGATAGATGAATTAGGGAAGGAAAGATCTAAAAGCAACAACAATTATATGGATTCTCAAATAGAGCGAATAATAAAGGGTCGTTTAGACGATAATCAACCAATGTTATTGGCTACGAATATGGATTTAGAGACTTTGGAAAAGGCTTATGGTCCAACGATTTCTTCTATATTATTGGGAAAGTTCCGGGTTGTAATGATGGAACCCGGAGATTATAGGGTTAGATTGAGGGAGCGTATGGTAAGGAATATGGGTTATGAATGAAATAAAAACGTTGAATTGTTGTATAGTTGAAATTCTTAGTGGCGAATTGTACGAAGGTTTTGCGCCTCTTTGTATGGAAACAGAAAATATTAGATGTAAGCACAAACCTAATGGATTCGGTATGTGTTTATATTGTAAGTGCGATGATAACGGAGATATATGTACTTCTGTGGGCGCTATACGCGAATCTATTTCGATGGTAAAAAAATTTGTTGGTGAAATAGATGATAAGATTAGTAAAAATATGAAAATTATTGCAATTTGAAATTATTAAAATAAAGATGATTGATACAAATAAAGACGATAAGCGTTTTATGGCGAAGGTAAGCATTAGAAAAAACGGATGTTGGATTTGGAAAGCATCTCGTAGGGGAAAATATGGGTGTTTTTCGTATAAGAGTAAAGCTATTGACGCGCATAGATGGTCTTATTTAAGATGGAATGGACATATTCCGGAAGGAATGTTTGTATGCCATAAGTGCGATAACCCGTTGTGTGTAAATCCTGAACATTTGTTTTTAGGAACGCACGAAGAGAATATGAAAGACGCTTCCAGAAAAGGCAGACTCAATCAAAGGAAACTTACTGAAAGACAAGTTTTTAATATAAGAATGTCGAATTTGAGTAATCAACAATTGGCCAGAAAATACGGTGTTTGGGATTCTACAATAAGAAGAATCCGTAAATATGAAACTTGGAATAAGAAAGGATGATGTTGTGTGTTTTAAACAATATATCAAAAAAGCAAAAGAAACAGAGTCTGTTGATTTTAACGCTATTAGAAGACAGTTGAGGGACAAACAACTATTAAGGTTGTTGCATGCCGGAATGGGTATGGTCACGGAGACTAGCGAACTTTTTGTTGCTATAGAAAATATGGATTTATTGAATATACAAGAAGAATTAGGAGATATGTTCTGGTATATTGCGATAGCGTATGATTCTTTGAATTGTATTTTAGAGGAAGAGGAAGATTATTTGTATTCTCCGTTTGTTCCGCTTAGCAAATGGTGGAATGGGTGCGATAATTATAAAATGGAACAT